CGCCCGTGTATGCTGTCCAGGTGTACCCGCCTAAGCCGAACCTGTCAAAAAAGTTCAGCTTAGCGCCTTTATTGAAACCTGCACCTTCAGTAGCGCTTTGACCACCGATAACGAGCTGTTGATTATTCTTTTCCAGGTCGATACCGACAGTTTTAAGGAGCATATTAGCTCCGCTTTCTGGTGTTGAGCGTCCGCTTGTTGCGGCGGATTTGCTGAACGCTAGAAACTGGAGGTCGTTGCTTTGGGAATATTGGTAGAGTTTAGCGGGGAAGCTATCTTTACCGAAAGCGTCGCACATAACCCATTTACTGATGTCTAGGGCGTGTGCGTCTTGTATTTTGGTAGCGCCTAGCCCCGCCCCTGTCACAGCTGAAAGAGTGATGAGGAGGGCGGCAAATAGTGATACTAGGGCGCACCACACCCCCTTAACACCTTTTAGGGTTTTGGTGTTAAGGGGGTTTCCGTCAGCTGTTTGTGCTGTCAGTGTGGTTTGTGTACTCATGTGTTTCCTCTATGCCTGCGCTACCTTTATTTCCTATAGCGAAGGATACTCTCGACTAGCCTGTTGAGGGTGGTGTAGGCGGGGTCGGTTTGCGGGTTTTCTTGGAGCCAGGTGTGGATGAGTTGCAGTGTTTCTGTGGGGAGTAGCTGTAGCTCTTGTTTTGGTTTGTCTAATGCATTTTCGACTTCTTCCGGTATTTCGTTGTTGAGACGTTTAACGAAAGCCAGGTCGATGCGTTCGTTTTCTTCGTGGTTGAACCGCTCCCCCAGTTTGTTTTCCAGGTTACGTTTCGCGCCTCCGAGTCGGTAGCGTACCATGTTTTCGGTGCCCATAACTTTGTGGACTGCCTTTTCGGTGGCTTTGAAGCTGTCGTCGTTTTGAACATCGAACCGCTCGTTTTCGGGGACAGGCTGTTGCGAGTGCTCTTGTTCGACAAGCTTTTGCAGGCGGCGCTGGGTGGAGCCTTCACCAGGGACGCGCTTACTGAGGGCTTCTGCCACGTTTTCTTTGTGTTGCTTCTCAGATGGTGCTTCCCATTCGGTTCCGGCACGTTCGGCGTTCTCACGCTGTAGCGCGTATTCTTGCTGTACCGTTGCCTCCGCTTCGGCTTCCTCAGCTTTGAAAGCTTCCTGGTATGCTTCGGTAATCTTTCGGGCGTTGCGGATGTCTTTGGCGCTTCGCATCCTTTCGATGGAGGTGCTGTGTGTTTTGGAGCCGTTTTCGGCGGCGTTGATTTGGTTGAGGACTGAGGCTGTACGCCTTGCTTCATCGAAGTGTTCCATGTCTTCGGTTGCTTTGCGTGCTGTTTTGAGTCCAGTACTGCGTGCGGTGAGGATGGTTCGTACAGCGCCGTCGCGTCCTGTGGAGCTGAGTGCTTCGCGCGGGTCGAGGGTCTTAACTGCTTCGGTGAGTCCGCCGCGTAGACCGTTTTCGGTGTATCCGCGTGCGAAGCCGTGTTTAAGCTCTGCGGGTGCGCCTTCAACGAAGCGTACTGCCTTCTTGCCGACCTTGGTCTTATTCAGGATGTTCTTTCCGTCTGTCATGTTCACGGTGCCCGCGATGCCTGAGCCGCCCATGATTTTCTTCATAATCTTACGGGAACCAACAAGCAAGATGATGGAAGCAATAACCTGTGCAAGGAACACAAAGATGTACTCATCCACAGCGCTTGTCAGGTTGATAAGGAGCAGGGATAGCAGGCAGAGCAAGAAGGTGAGGATTGCAGACTGCGCATAAAGCCCCAGTAGCGTTGTCACGTACTTCATGGTGTTCTTCTTGCTGTACTTTCCAAAGAGAGCGAGAAGCAAGATGAACGGCAGTATTACTAGCATGAGCAGTAGTACTGCTTTAATGACGGCTTTGTAGATAGCGTAGTAGCCTACGGTGAAGCCTGATACTAGTGCGGCTACAGGAGCCATTACAGCGGTTGCCGCACGTGCGCTAGGCTGTTTGCCCGCCCACATTTTCAGGTAGCGTGAGTCGGTGCCCACGCCGTTGTTTAGCCCGGCTTGCAGGTCGACAATTTTGTACATGTTGGGGTCTGTTACGCCCACGGATTTGCCTGCCGCGTCTTCCGTGGTGGTTCCAACACTCATCAGGTCTAGCTGGTAGAGTGCCCAGTTATTGACGGTTTTACCGCCGCCCATTTGTACGGGGGCGCGCCCCACCTGGGAGCTGTTGGTGTTGATGAATGTGTGGGCTGTTGTGGGGCGTTTAGCGTCCACGGCATACAATTTGTTATACCCTACGCCCCACTGTGCATACGACCAGGGGGTGAGCGTGTTCATGCGCCACACTTCACACATGAGGATGCGTGTAGCGGGGTCTGAGTCGTTCCTGTTCGTGTTGTATTTGATGGTTGTGGATGCGCCTGTAGCTGTACAGATTTCGTCCCCAATAGTTCCTGATACGAGAGCTTCCGCAATGACTTTATCCACAACGTTGGTGCTCTGGTCTACGGTGCGGATTGTTTCGTGTGGTTTGAGGAGTGTGGCGAAAGCTAGTGCGGAGATGAGGAGGATTCCGCAGAATAGTTTTAGGATTGTTTTTAGGGCTCCGGCTTTGCCACGGAAGATTTTGTAAGCAATAAGTGCGATACCTATAAGCGCGCTGGTGAACGCAAGCGGGAAGAACACACTCTTAGTGAAGGACTCAATGAGCTGGGCAATGAGGTTATCTACGCCGAAGGTTTGCAGAATGGGTGACATGCCCATGTTGAGGGCGGCGTTTGCAAAGCGCGTGATAGCGGCGGCTGAGATGATTCCCGCGTTAGAGAAGTCCGTCATAGCCGAGTCTGAGTTAAAGAGCAGATTGGTGATGGACGGGTCATATAGGGCGCGACGTGTGTCGGACATGTCGCCGTCACCTGTTCCGTACACGCCTCCCTTAATGGGTGCGCGTGTTGGGGAGCATTCTTTGTTGTAGCTACCGGACTCGGTGAAGAGTTTGGTGGGTTTGCCGTTTTCGTCCAGCTTATCGGTGCCGTCGGGGTTTAGGCAGTAGTACTGGTTGATGGGGTTGTTGAAGTTTGCGGCAGGGTTTTTCTTGAGGAAGTCTTGGATTTTGGTGGGGGCGGAGACTTTCTCTGCAAGTTTTTTGCCCGCGTCGGATTGCTTTTCGCTGGTGTATTTTTTAACAGCGTTGGTGTATGCGTTGGGGACGCAGGAGTAGAAGGCGGAGAGAGTTTCGTCTCGCTTTGCTTCGTCCTCGTCCACGTTACAGGTCAGCCCGTATTTGTTGGCGGATTCAAACCAGCTCTTGTTGTGTTCTTTCCAGTCTTTGAGTGTTTCGGTTGGCTTATCTGTAGCGTCCCAGTCGTAGTGGGGGTTTTCCATGTTTGCGGTTTTTGCCGCTTCGGAGCAGGCGTTTTCGTCGGCTAGTTTGGAGATGGTGTTTCGTGTACCGTCTGGGTTCGTGACGATACAGGTGGTGCCGCCTGTCGCTGGTTGCGCGGGGGCGGTTTGAAGGTTTTTAAGGTCGTCGGGGAGTTTTACTTCTTCCGCTGTTTTGCCTGCAATGGACGCGACGATGGTGTTGATGATTTCCTGTTCCATCTCAGCGTTCGTTGCGGCACGGGCAGAGTAGAGCGTGTTGTCGAACCCGACACGGGTGTACCCGCGTGTTGCCATGACGTTAGCATCCGAGGTGTCGAGGATGGTATTGATAGCGCTGGCGGCTCCTGATTCAGCTCCAGCGTTGAAAGCGGCGGCGATGGAACCGAAGTAGTTACCTTTAGCTATCTCAGCTTTGAAAGCGCCACCGGCGGCTCCGATACTATCCCCAATACCGTTGAATACAACGCTCACGCCGAGGGCTAGAGTTTGGGATGCACCGAAGTTGCCCATGAGTCGTGCTTGGGTTTGCACTTGGATGTGGTCGTATTCTCCGGCGTAGTAGGTTAGGCGGAGGTTGTATCCGTAGAGTTCGAGGGCGGTGTATTTGTCGACACGGGCGCTCGCTGTTGCGGGCACGGTTTTGATACCGGTGGGTAAGCCAAGCCACGGCATGTCCAGTTTTGCTGATTCTGCTCCGCCTCGTTGGATACCTCCGGGGGCGATTGCTTTAAAAAGGTTCTGTCCCATATCAGCAACAAAGTTAGGAACGTCACAGTTGTGATACGTAAGGAGTCCCTGGTTTGGGTCTTTCGCGTCACATGACCATTTTTTGTTGTCCTTATAGTATCCGTCGACGGCGGATTTTTCGTGGTTGTAGATGTAGCCTGGGGTGAGGACACGGTTGATAACTGAGGCGAACGTTGCTTTATTGTTTGCGCCTCGGGTCTTCTTTAAGGTTTCCGTGAAGCCTTTATCACCTTTTTCGGTTACACCTAGGTTTTTCTGTGCCTCTTGTAGCTTCTCGACGGTTTTCTTGTCACCGTCGTCAGCATAAGCGGCTGAACCGCCCGTAAAGGGTGTGAGGGTGAGTAGCAGAATCAGTGCGAGCATGACTGAAGCAACGAGACGTTTAAAAGGGTTCTCGTTGCTTTTGCTTGCCCTGTGCATGGGGGTACTCCCCCAGGTTGTGTAGGTTTTGCCCATAATATTTTTCCCGTGTCGTGGGTTGAAATAACTGTTAGGAATATAGCACGCGAGGGGCGACACAGAATTTATCCATGTCGCCCCTCGCATATCGTGTAGGAGTATCCTATGTGGAGTCCTTAACCACTAAGGTGAACCAACCTGCTTACGTTATATCAGGGCTGGTTTTTCCTTCGGGTGTATTGAGGTGGGGGTGGTGCGCCTGTTTTGAGGTCTTGTAGCGCTTGTTCGTAGGTGCGTTCGTACCGGCGGGCTTTAGGTGCGTCGTGTTCCCCGGCGGCTTTGTACCTGTCGCCTTCTTTATAGTTCCAGCCTATTGTTTTACGGATGTGGCTTCCATGTTCAAAGAGCTGTTCTACCCAGTTTTGTGGGGTGATGGGCAGGTCGGGGCGTTCTTCGGATAGTCGGATTAGCCCTGAGATGTTGGGTGTGACGCGGGTACTGACTCGTTTAGTGGCGTGTGTGTTTTCGGGTGCTTCCCTGTTAGGGTCGATTTTAGGTTTCACGGCTACAATGTCTAGCAGGTTCACGTCTACCCCGTTCGCAATAAGAGCTACCGCAATGTTGCGGTATGCCGCTATCGCATTGATTACATCATCGGGGGCTACACCGGCTACGCGGGCGGCTTCCTTGCAAGCTTCTTTCACGAGGTTATCGTGGGTGATTATCTTGTGGTGTTCGCCGTCGCTTGTGGTGGTTTCTTTGATGCTGGGTGGGAGCTCCATGTGGGGTGTGGTGTCGTCCCAGCGGATTATGGGGTGGGTGTAGGCGTTTTCGACTATGGTGTAGCCGTATAGGTTGCTTTTGCGGGGCATTAGGCAACTCCTGGGGTGTCGATTGCCTTGTAGGAGGACACGCCGTATTTGACGGCGGTGTTTACTGCGTCGTTGATGCGTTGGGCGATGAACGTTTCGATGTCGGGTGCGGGTGTGATGAGTTTTTTACCGCGCTCTGGTTCCTCTGAGGTGAGGATGAGGGTTCCGTGGTTCCAGTGGAGCCACATGTTTTTGGTGAGTTCTTGCCATGCTTGGAGGCTGTTTACTCGCCAGTTTGCTGGTTGTGCTCCGGCTCCGGTTAGACCGGGGATGTCGAGTGCTACGGGCACGTTGGTGAGGTCGGGTTCCCCTACTGGTGTTTCTGTCTCGATTTTGATGGTGAGGGTCGTGTCGTCAAGTGTGAATGTGGGGTTTTGGGTGTAGAGGCGTAGCACTTCTTGCGTTTGTAGTTTGGTGTTGTTACGCAGGGTTGTGATACGGTTTTCTTGGATTTGGCGTGTGGTGCCGCCGGGGGCTGTGTCGGGCTTGAGGTTGTAGATGCGGTTTTGGGCTTTACGTAGTTCTGTTTCGTAGAGTGCTTCTACAGTGTTTTTGAGGGGGGCGGTGGGGATTGTGAGGATTGTTGTAGCCATCATGTCTACCTATCTGTGTGGGTGTTTTCTGTTGTAGGCATATTTTAGCATCTTTGGGGGACGTGTTAGGGGCGCGCATGTTTTGTTGTTCATGCGCGCCCCTGGCGTTTCGTCGGTAACCTAGTTTTTCTTAGTGTGTGCGCTTACATTTCCTGGTCTTATGGGCGGGGCGGCTCTTGTTGATTATTGTTCCCCAACTAGCTGTTTTGCGTAGTTTGCGGGACTGGGTTGCTTTCCCGTTTGCCGGTTGTGTGATGCGCCGGTGTTCTAGGTTATTTACTTATGTGTTGTATATATCAGAGTTCAATCTGATAGTCGGCTACAGCATCTACCGCATCGTTGTGGGCGATGATGATGATTTGCTGTGCGTCCATTACGCTCCGGATGGTTTTGATGGTTGCGTCCATGTTGCGCGGGTCGTAAGCGGTGAAAGCCTCGTCAAGGATGAGTGTGCTTGTGGAACCGCCGAACACCTTAGCCATTGCCAAGCCGATTGCGAGAGATACAGCCGATAGTTCACCACCGGATAGGAGGGAAACTTCTCGCGTTTCGCCTGTTCCGAAGTTTGCTTGCACGTTGAAGTCTTCGGTAATGGTGATAGTGAGGATTGTCCCGTTGGTGAAACCGGTGATGAGTTCGGACGCGAATTGGGAGAGCTGTGGGATTGTTGCGGCTGTTACGTCGCGCCTAAATTCTTCAAGTGTCGCTTGAGCTTGAAGGTTGCTCTCCTGCTCTTTGAGTAGAGACTCGTATGCTTTTGCGTCCTTTAGCTCTTGGGTGAGCTGTGTTTTGAGGGTTGCGTGTTGTGTTGCAACAGCTGTGTAGGTGGTGTTTGTTGCGGTGCCATCTGTTGTGTTCTTTTCGAGTTTCTTATCGAGCTCGGCTTGTTTTTCCTCGGCTGAAGCGAGGGCGCGCTCTGTTACTTTCGGGATGCTATTGAGGCGCTGTTTCAGGGACGCAATTTCTGTGTTAAGGCGCGCGATAGTTTCTACCCCGCGTTCTATAGCGCTGTTGAGGCGTTCAAGTTCGCGGGCTAGGTCTTCGATTTTCTTAACGTCGTTGAAGATGTTGAGAGCTGTGGTGTGTTCAACCTCAGCATGTTCAACTTTCTTCACGGCTTTTTTGAGCTCGGCTTCAGTTTCTTTTAAAGCCGCCTTGCTGGTCTTTAAGCGCGTGTAAGCGTCAATTACAGTGGCAATAACTGTAATTGTGATTTCGTTCTTTGTAAGGCTTTCTGTAAGGCGTGCGTGCTCTTCCTGCTTGTCTGCCACCTCTTGGGTGAGGTTGATGATGGTTTCCTGGAGCGGTTTAAGGACACGTTCCTTGTTTTGGATGACCTGCTGACAGGTGGGGCATGTACCGTCGAGATTCGCGATTTGGTCGTAGCCTGCTTCCGTTTCGGGGAGGAGGCTGTTTCGGATGAGGTTTAGACGGGCGGTGAGGTCGCTAACTTTCGCGCGTGCGTCCTTGATTTCCTGGTCGAGAGCCTTGTGAGCCTTTTTTGCTTCGGTAATGTTCTTATATTCGGAGCTGTTAGTGACGGTTTCAGCTTCGATGATTTGGGCTTGGAGCGCGGCTTTAGTCTCTTCCAGCTGGGTTTTGCGTGTATTTGCCGCCTGGAGGGTGTTGAATTTCTCCTGGTACATCGCTTCTACAAGGGTGTAGTCGTATGCTTCGCCCTTGTTGTTGGTGATTCGGTTCTCGAGCTCTTTGGCGGCTTCACGGGTGCGTTCTAGCTCGGCTTTGGTTTCGGCTAGGCGTTCTTCCCTGTTTTCCAGTTTGGTTTTGGTGTTGGTGTATTCCATGTAGTTCCGGCGTGCGTCGGCTACTACCAGGGCTTGCGCTTTCTTTTGGGCAATGAGTTCACGGTATTTTTCGCGCTGGTTCTCAAGGGTTTTCGCGAGGTTCGCTTCGCGTTCTGCGAGTTCTGCTACTGCTTGTTTGTGTGCTTCAATTCCTGCCCGGTCGACGGTTTTGTTATCGACTTCGCGTTTAATGGCGCGACGTTGTACACCGCACTCTTCTAGGGCGTAGGAGTTTGCGGTGATTCCGGTGAGTTCTTCAATGATTTTTCGACGGTCGTCGGGGCGGGAGTTAATGAAGTGGTCTGTTTCTTTTTGGCGGAACAGGATGGTTGCTTTGAAGATGTCTTCACTCATGCCGAGGGAACGCATGATTTCCCGGTTGCCGTCTTTAACAGCTGTGCCTGCTACGTGGCGGGGGGCGCCGTTCTTGTCGATGTGTTCGAGGGTTACCTGCACGTTGCCTTTATGGTTCATGGTGCGGGTTGCAACGTATTTCTCGCCGTCTACGGTGTAGGTGAGGGCTACGACGGTGGGTTCTAGCTTGTCGGTGTTTTCGCGGCGGAGGTCAATGTTTTTGGTTACACCTGTTGGGCGGGTTCCAAAGAGTGCCCAGGGGATAGCATTAACAATGGATGATTTGCCTGCCCCGTTACCGCCGGTGATGTGGGTAATAGCGCCTTCTGGGAACGTGTCTGTACGTTCCTTGTGGGTGCGGAAGTTTTTGATGTACACGGAGTTGATAGTGAAAACTGTCAAGAGGTTTTCCTTTTCGTGAGGTATCTGGGTACGTAATTGCCTCCCGTAATTATACGTTATGGGAGGCAATTGGTGTTATGGGTTTAGTGGGTTTCTGTAGCGGCGGTGGGTGTTGCTGATGCTGTGGCTGTTGCCGCCGCGTTTTCCTTCGCAAGAGCTAGAATAAGTTCTTGGATGGTGAGGTCGTGTCCGTCAATCTTCCAGCTGTTGCTTGGTGTATCCCAGACCATTGTGACGGATACGGGGTAGTTGGTGCGCGTATAGATGTTCTGGGGGATGTGGACGATTCCGTATTCGTTCACTGCGTCGGCTGTTGAGAAGACAGCCTGCTCACTAATAGGCTTAATGTTGTCTGCGCCGCCCATTGTATTACCTAGACCGGCGGCAAGGTAGATGACAGCCACCATTGTCGCCTGCTTAGTAGATTCGTCGCCGCCCACAACGTTATCTTTCAGGGCGGCGGGAACGTTACTATAGTTTCCATCTGCCACTTCAGCTCCTAGAGCGTTAGGGTCTGCGTTCTGTGCGATAGCTTGTAGGATTTTAGTGAGGGCGGCTGTAGCCTCAATCTTATTAGTGTTAGCGTCTTTACCGTTAAGGGTTCGTGTGACCGTCTCTAAAGTAGGTGTGGCGGACGCTGTGGGTGTTGTTGTGTTGTTGGTGGGGATAGCTCCTGTGTAGAAGCATCCGCCGATGAGTGCGCCGCCGACTGCTAGGGCGGCTAGGTGGGTTGAGATGGTGCGGATGAGGGGTGGGCGGTTGTTGATTACTTCGGTGACGTTTCCGGTTGTTTCTGTCATTTTGTTTTGCTCCTTCTGGGGCGGGTTGAGATGGTTGCGACGATTGCTAGAAGAGTCCAGCTTACAACATAGATTACACCTATTATTGCGTATCGTGCTTCGTAGATGTTTTTGAACGGCATGTCTATTTCTGTTTTACCGGCTGAGGCGGCTGATACTTCCAGGATTCCGCTGTTCTGGAGTGTTTCGTATTGTTGGGCGAAACTCAGTATCATGCCGAGTGTCAGGTTGGGCGCGAGAAATAGGATGATGCAGAGGGTGAGCGCTACACCCCCCATGCGGCGGTATTGTAGGGGTGTAGCGGTTGCTTCGGTATTACTCATGGGTTTTACCGTTGCTTATTGTTGATGGTTTGCTGGCGGCGCTTCTGATAGTTCTTATAGAGTGCCGCCTTGTAGGTTTCGGGAATGTTCCGCAGGGCGAGTAGAGAAGCTGTTGTTGTTCCGGTTGCTTCTACTAGAGCTTCTAGACATTGTTCGGTTGTTTCGGTGTTGCGGAGCTGGATTCCTGTGTCTAGGATTGCGAGTAGAAGGTCTGTTGCTTCTTCCGCATCTCGCGTGTTGTCGCGGGCGGGGTCGAGGTGGTGGCTGATGCGTTCCTGGTTGTTGTCTTTCCAGGTGAGCTCTTCGATTGTGCGCATCTTTACCCAGTTCTCGTTGCTGTCCTTAAAGCTTACGTATTCTTCAAGGGGTAGCCCCATTTTGTTGGCTAGTTCTTGGTCGGTGTACCTGTGGCTTGTGGGGTTGCCTGTTTCCTGGTGAAGTTCTTTAATGGCGCGTTTGCGGTTGCGTTGGAATGTGGCTAATGGTTCACCGAGGGTGTGGGTGGGGAGGTCGTTAATCCAGTTTGGGGTTGCGGAAGCGAGGTACGCACCGTAGGGTACGCCGCCTGATTCGTCAAACTTGCTGAAGCCTTCTGCGGCGAGGGTTACGTAGAAGGCGGCTTGCTCGTCTGGGTCTTTCCCGAGGAGCACTTTCACGGTTTCACGCTGGGAAGCGGGTAGGAGTCCTTGCACGAAAACGCCATAGGTTCGGATGAGTCCGGAGTAGAATTCTTCGGGTACGTCGGTGCGTTCGCGCCGGAATACGGGGTATGCTACGCGGACTGGTTCTGTGGAGCCGTATTCTTCGGCTACCTTTTTCATGATGCTAAATGCAGGCTCGGGGGCGGCGGCACGGACTACGATTCTTCCGTCGCGCCCTGTTGTGACCATGCCGATTCCTGCGAGGGCTTCCTGGAGAGGCTTTTTAATGCCACTATTCTCTTTGAGCGTCAGGTTCGCTACAGCGCGGAGGGGCGCAAGCTGAAACCCGTCTGTCTCAGTGTACCCGCCGTAAATTCGGGCAGGCAGGTTCTTATTGATGAGTTTCTGCTCAAGTTCAAGGTTGTTTTTGGCGTGCCAAGCTTCTACTGCACGGGTAGTGAGTGCATAAGATGCGCCGTTGGTTGATTTGCGAGCTTGCTTACTGGCGACAAGTGTTTCCATCCAAGCTTCAGCTTCAGTTTGAGCGTCGGGGTTGTTTTTAAGCTCTTCTTTGGTCATGGTTGTTTTGACGAGCTTTTCGGGCGTAATCCATATACCGTCACTGATACGGATTTCCCAGCGCTTCTTGATGTCGAACTGGTAAAAGGTCTTGTCGTTGTAGAGGGGCTTGAGTGGGATGAGTTGCGGATTGTATTTCTCAATCATGTGTGCGGTTTCCTTTGGTTAGAGGGTGTTTAGGGGGCGGAATGTGCTGAGTGTATCAGGGGTTGTAATGTGTGTTGTATAGCCGCAGATTTGCAGGTCTTCGATGATTTCACGGATTGCTTCTAGCCTGCGCGTGTCTTGTGTTTCACCGGCTAACCTGAAGGGGCGGGTGATACGGAGCGTGTCTGCTTCTTCATTGAGAGCGACTTCCCCTAGCTCTTCTAGAGGGTTTGTGGGGTCTTCGTCTAGCTTGTCGAGCGTGTCCTTAACACTTTCTTCCACGGTGTAGCGTGGGGTTGCGTATGGGTTTTCTGGGGAAACCAGAAAGTAGAGCGTTGGTTTAAGTGTGGTTTCAATCATGTGTTTATTATGCGGGGCTGATTTTCGGTTTGCAACCTATTGAATATTTTTACTTCTTCTCTATTAGGGGTGATAGTGGGGTATTTCGGATATTTTAGGGTAGACGAATGTCACCAAGTTTGTTAATATTGTACACATGATTTAATATGGGCTTTATTAAGCGCATCAACAGTAATCCACGACCGTAGAAACAGGAGGGGCGTTGGCAAAGAATCAGACGTACAAAGCATTCACGGCGCGCCCAACTCACGTCATGGATTTAAACGGCGTGCTACTGGACGGTGACCTTGTTCTGTCTCAGCTTGTTGTTGAGGTTCGTGCTATCTCAGCGTATGCAACTTACGTAGCGCGCAATGATACCGAGCTTGCGGATGGTTTGGCGCGTGCTACTGCTGTTCAGGCGGCTACAGCGGGTCGGCAGGCAGGTATTGTCATGCCGGAGTTTCTGGCGGCGGACAAAAAAGACGAGAACGGCGAACTTCTCAAGGATGAGCACGGCAACCCTATCAAAAGCAAGACGGGCAGGTCGCGTAAAGAGTGGCTGGTCAGGCATAATGCTGTTACGGCGTTTCGTTCCTGGCAGGAGCGTGTAGCGGCGGTAAACGGTGAAAGTTCTAAGCATATTTCACAGGGTTGGAAGCGCACTATGGACGCTACCCCGCCGTCGTATGGCGAAGATTTTATTAACCTTGGAATCACCGACCAACAGTACGCTGTGATTGAGAATGACCCGTTTGTCGACGGGGAGATTGTTCTTAAAATGGTGATTCAGGGTGTACGATACCGCCTGATTTTCCCCTTCAATAACACACGTTTCCCCGAGGGCAAAGTCACTCTACCTCTGGTGAAAATCGAAAATAACCAGCCCGTTTTCATCTTCACCGTCGCTACCGATAATCCTGTTATTCAGTTCTCTGGAGACTATGTTATCGGCGTGGATGTTGGCATCAACAATTACGCCACTATTGTTGTGCGTAACACTAAGACAGGGGAAATTACTTATAAAACTACCCTCTCTCAGCGTGTCCACTCACTATGGAACTCCGTCCGTGCATCTGAACGACAGGTTCGCGCCCTCCGTAAGAAAGCAAAGCCGATTCTGTATGACCGCCCTGCGCGTAGAGCGGCACTAGAGGAGGCTCAGTTACACCGCGAAGCCGCCTCGAGGAAGAAAAGGGAGCTGGCTATCCTTGCCGCGCAGGAAATTGCCTATTTGTCGCACTTCTTCGATAATGCTGTGGTCGCGGTTGAAGACCTGAGCTGGATTAAGAATACGATGCAGAATGGGCGGTGGAACAGGGGTGCCTTTGTGCAGTGGCTTACCCATTACGTCACCCAGAACGGTGGCTGGGTTCTAGCTGTGAACGCGGCTAACACGTCACAGGTCTGCCACGAGTGCGGCTCTAAAGTTACCCATTCTGAGCATAGGGTTTCCGACTGCCCCGAGCATGGCGAGATGGATAGGGATGTTAATGCCGCCGCAAACATTGCCGCCCGCGCTGTACCCAAAGTGGGGAAGGCGCGTGAGAAGCGCGGCAATAACAGTAAGCTACAGGAACAAACAGCCCTAAAAACCCCGGTGGCTAGGGCTTCTTTGAAGTATCCCGGTCAAGACAGGACAAAGAACGCCCCTACACCGAAAAGGAAGAAGCTCCGCACATCTAAGGGGGTGAAAACCCTTCTTAGCCCCGCTAGGGTCAATCTGACCACCGTACTAGCGGACTGCCTCACATACGGTGATGTTGCAGGGACTTCGGCGGCTATCAAACAGGGAGCCATAACCAAATACAGGTTATGTAGCCCTATTTGATACGGTTTCTATGAATTTTTTTACATCGGCTTGTGTGTCCCGCTTATTTCCCGTGTTTTGCAGTATTTAATGGGGGTCTGCATTGTTGCGCTGGGGTGCGTTTTGTTCCCTATTTAGGAAAAATAGAGCCGCGCATTGTCACTTGACATGACCGTGCGCGGCTCTACGGTTATTTCTTATTTTTTACGGTGTTGGGGTGGATGATGCAGGCGGTGGGGTGGGTGTATCGGCGGGGATTATCTCCGTTACCTTAGTGAAGCCACTGTTTTGTGCCTCAGCATATTGGCTTGAGTTAAATTCCGCCCATGTTGCAAGCAGATACTGGTCGCTACCCGTCTGACTGTACAGGTACCACCTGTTGTTAGATTCAATTAAATCCATCTTTATGGTGGACGGGATTTCTTTCACTAGCACGGCGAAGGCACCGTTTGAACCTACCCCGTCAGCCATTTGAACGCGAACTGTTTCTTTGGTCGTAAAATCAACCTGGACTGTTACGCGCCTATGGTTTGTGCCGTTTGCGTCAATATAGTAGGTTCCGCTTGGGTCTGGGTAGACTCGCGGGTTTTCCTTCAGTTCGAAAGTGGGCATCCGCTCATCTTCAAGGTAAGACTCCCTGTTCCACCGTCCCACCGTGTCGGCGTTATAGAAGAGAGGTGAGCCTTCCCAGATTCCTGACCGGACGGAGCGGTAAGCGTCTGTTCGGGTGCGGAGGTACTTGTTGTATCCCGGATTCTTAGTTTTTACCAGGTAACGAATGTTCCTAATCGTTGCGGGTGTTACCTGTTCCGTATCTACACCAAAGTTAGCGGCAGATTTCATGAAAGCGTTCATGAAGTCCGTGATAGCATTCTTGTCTTCTTCCGTCACGTCGAAAGTGAGCGGTGCGTCCGACTGCGTTTGTACAGGTGTTTCCCAGGGGCGTGTCACCAGTAGAGCGGGCACACCGATAGCGGCACCTAAACCAACTACACCGAGGATAGCTTGCCTGCGGCTAATCTTCTTCTTCGGCTCTGCTTCTTCTTGCTTAGGGGCACCCCCCGTGTCCTCGGGCTGGTTTAGAGTCCGAGGACTTTCTGGGCGACTAAGACGGCGAACGTAAGGGTTATCAGCGAGCTTGTTGTTAGGGTTATTATTAGTTGTAGCCATAGCTCCATCTTATCTGCTCGGCGTTTAGTTCGCCTACTACTTGGTCTTGTCGGTGGGGGTTCCAGCGTTGCTTCCTACATATCGGTAGACCTTGTACTTTTGTCCAATAAGGTCGGTTAGGTCTTCAGACCAGCGGTGTTCTACCGGGTAGATAGCGCCTACCTCGTTACGCCAGGAGCCCTGCGCTACGGAGGGTTTACCGTCGTGGTCGCCAATGAAAACAGCAGTGTGACCTGCGGTACCCCCCGGTCCTCCGGCGATGAGGATGTCGCCGGGTTGCAGGTCGCTACGTTTACCTGTTACGTCTTTCCAGTCTGAGGAGTTCGCGTAGTATTCCGCCTGCTGACCTGTTGCACCCCAGGGAACTTTCGGGTCGACAGTGTTCTTTACGACGGTTGCAACAAAACGGTCACACGAAGCGTAGAGCGCTTCTGCGCCGGGGCGTTCCGTGTGCGTATCTTTGCCACCGACTTCTTCAGCTTTCTTTTTTGCTTCCTTGTAGGCAGGTTTAGCGTTTTCTACACCGTCCGGGTCAGAGGGAGACACGGGGATTTTTTTCGCTTCGTCAGGCTTGTTAGAGTCCCAAGCGATGCTTTTCGCGAGCTCTACGATGCCGGACATGTCTGCGCTAGAACCGCTGAGGAAGCAGGAGCCGCCTCCCTTTGAGAGAGACGTGCTTCCACCAGACTTCATGCCCGGCTTGAAGTTCTTTGCGAAGTCTTCACCGAAAGCAATACGGCGGGGCAGGTTGGGAACGCCTGGGCGCTCGAATTTGCTACTGAAGATGGTGACGAGCTCGGCTACGCTCTTAGAGTCGTCGGTGTACCCGTTATCGAGCAGGACGTTACCGTTTGCGCTTTCAATTTCTTCTTTCAGGAAGTCCATCTGCGTACCCAGGTCACTCCAGTGGGAGTTGTTTGCTTTAGCATATTTTGCGAGGTCTGTTCGACGCTCGCCGTCCCATTGGGCGAAACCGATGGCTTTTCCGTACACGTTACCCAAGGCTAGGATTTCGTCGTTAGACATTTTATCGTTCAGACCGGAGCCTTCCTGGGTGAGGTGTGAGTTGAAGCCTGATTCCTGCCCGAAGCTTCCCATCATTCCGGCTATCATCTTGAGGGTGAACGGCTTGTTACCCCACCTGCCACCAAAGCTTGTGGAGCTTAGCCAGGTTCCGACGTTTTGGATGTTCTCTTCCCTGTTCTCGCTGTGTTTTAGCCCTGATTTGCTTTTGCCGCCGTTTTGACCGATGGCGTAGCAACCGTCGGCATTATCATTTTTACCCCATACCTGGGCGGCGGGGATGCCGGTTACGATAATGGCGAGGAATACGGTCACTATTAGGAGGATTATCCAGGTGAGCGGGTTTGTTAGTGTTGAGGCTGTGGCTGAGGCGGCGACTCCTACTGTTTTTGCGGTTTTAGCCGCTTTTTGGGTAGTCTCTGCCGCTTTCGCCGCTTTTTCAGTTACCGTTGTTTTCTCGGGTGGGGTTTGCTGTGTTGAGTTCTCGTCCACGGGTTAGTCTACCCTCCTTGGCTTTTCGTTAATGGGTTGTGTTGCAGGTTTCGGGTTAGGGTTGATGGGTTGTGTGGGGGTTTTGAAGAATCGGGGCTTGTCGGCGGGTGCTTCTTTCTTGGGTAGGGGGTTGCTTTGGGTTGCGTCTGGGTTTAAGGGGTTTTTCTTAGCGGGTGTCTCCTGGGGCTGTGCGGGGTTGTTGGTCGGGGTTGCGGGTTTCGGGGCGGGTTCCACTGTTGGAGCCGCGACGGGGGGTGTCTGTGGCTTCACAGGGGGTTCTGTGGGTGGAACTGGGTTTACCTTTGGCTTCTCTACGGGTTTCGGGGCGCGTGGCTTCTCAGGCGCTACGGGGGTTTTCGCCTCGGGTTTTTTGGGTTCTGCCGCTTTTGGCTTCTCGGTAGGTGCTGGTTTCGGTGTAGGTGTTTCTTCCTTGCGGGGCTCGGGTTGTACTGGTTTAGGCTCAGGTTTAGCTTCGGGTTTCGGGGCGGGCTTTGCAGGGGCAGGTGTAACTACCGGCGCAGGCTGAACAGGCTCTTTAGGCTTGCTAAAGGGGGTTTCCTCCACGGTGAGCGGAGCCTCGGCGTGGTTAGCAGGCTCCTCTAGGGGCTGTTGCGGCTGAATAGGTTTAGGCTGTTCAATCACAGGCTCCGGCGTAGGTGTTCCTACTGACTCATCATGGATAGGCTTCGGGTCTAGAGTCTGGTCTACAGGGCGGGGGTTATGTGTGGGTTCGGGGTTGTACTCCTCATCAGGTTTGAAGGGTTTAGGTTCGGGGGTGGGGGTCTGGTCACCACTTAGCGGTGGTTTCACCGGGTCAGGCTGGGTTTGACTTGAGGAGCCGCCTCCGCTTTGTTGTTCGTCAAATGGTGGCTGGAAGGGGGTTTCCTCCCACTCCTGCTCATCGAACGGGGGTTGTTGCTGGTCGCCTCCGCCTTGCTGTTCCTCCCAGTCCTGCTGGTTATCGTAGTAAGACTGCATCTCTTCCTGGTGCTGGCGTACAGCTGGGTCGATACCTGCGATGGGGAGCTCCAGTCGGTCAAGGTTTGGCTTGGGTAGGACAGCCTCATCCTTAACAGCATGCGTGTGCTTCTCGAGGTATGCGTTGAGTGCTTCTTCTTCAACGGTGTTGAGGTAAGCGGTAGCTTCGTTGGTGGGGAGCTTCTTTACCTCGGGGCTGTTAGCGGCGGCGCGACGTGCGTTATGAGCAAACTCAACAGCCGCAAGCTGGTGTTCCTTCTCAGCCAGACCAACGAGGGACTGGTTAGTCTTCTCGGCGGCACGGTAAGTTGCCATTTCTGCCTCGACTGCTTGCAGGTCTTGCTCGCGGGCGATGCGGAACTGGTTATTGATGCTCGTCTTATCTGTTGCAAGTAGCGGGTCTGCCTGGAACATGCGGTCAAGCTCTTCGCCGTAGTGTGCGCGCTCGATAGGCTCCAACATGAGCTCCTGCTCCCCCTTGTAAGCACGGGCTTCACGGTAGAGAGCCTGTGCGTCTTCGATGCCTTCTAGGTCGCCTGTAGCGCGGGCTAGACGTTCCCTATGTAGAGCGGCTTGCATGGACTGCTCAGCGCGGAACATGTTAGCGAACGCGATTCGTCCGATGCGTTCTTCCTGTGTACCTGCGGTAGCGAACTCGAGTACGACGCGGTTCACGTCCTCAGCAATGGTGCGTACAACGCTTGCGGAGCGGTTAGCGTTATCAATAGCGGTGCGGGCAACATTAGCCTGCGTGTTGATGCGCTCTTCGCCGTAGTCGACAGTCTTCTGTGCGTTATCCAGGTCGGAACGGACGTTAGCCATTTCAGCTTGCTTAGCTGTTTCGAGGCGCTGTAGCTCCTGTCCTCTAGCCATATCCATCTTCTGGCGGGTGCGGATAGAGGTTGCACGGAAGCTGTTGGGGTTACGGGTGAGGATGTCGTTCTCGGCGGCGATTTTGCCTGCTTCGCGCATGTTCTTAGAGACGGTTCCGAGGAAGCCAGCGCGTTTGCCGGTTTCGGGGTCGATAATGTTGTTGCGGTTACGCCATGCGGCGGTAAGATTTGCGCCGGAGAGCGCGCCAACTGCGCCGCTTTGCAGGGAGCTGAGCGGCAGGTCTGCGTTGAGCATGTTGTTAATCTTGCCGCCGACAGAGTTGTTGCTGAGCGGGTTGATGTTGTGGGCGAGAGCGAAGATGCGCTTACGTTGGAAGAACATTGCTACGGCGAGAATGATGTTGAACAGCATCACCATTGCAAGGTCGGCTACTGTGTCAATGATTGAGGATAGGAGGATGAGTCCTACCGCAAGCATGGTTGCGTAGATGACGTAGCTGACGATAGCGCCGAGCATCATGGAGAAGTATGCTTTGGCGTACTGTCGTCCCTTACCCTTGTCCAGGGCGATGAGCATGACGATGGGGAGGAGCATCATCATGAACGCAATGACAAGCATTTGAAGGAGTGCGAGGATTGCGAACGTGAGGATGAGGAGCGCGATGGGGATGAAGGAGAGCATGGCGATGGTGGTCACCATGAAACGCATAAGAGCGGATGACCAGTTGTATGTCCATGCGTCCCAGAGGCTGTCGTCGGCGTGTACTACGGCGATGAGGTTGTACCAGCGTGGGTCTATGCCGTGAGATTTTTTGTTCTCGTTGTTGCCGATTTGGGCATCGGTTTTGAGGTACAGCTGGTATGCGGCGAGGTTGCATACCTTGTTCGCGCCGTCTTGCAGGTGTAGGGTCTTGTTCTTCCAGTCTTCTGGTTTTCCTTCTACGCGGAGGGGTACGCAGAACACGTTCGGGTCTACTTCAGCCTTTTTAATGATTTCAGCGATAGCGGGGTCTTTAACGTCCAGCTTCGCGAAGGGTCGCCCGAACTGTGCGCGGGCATACGGGTCAAGCCTGATGACGCGCCAAATAGTACAGCTCATAGAGTTAATAGAAAGAACTGTATCTTCGGTTGTGCTGGTGTTACTCGCGGTGGACTTACAGATTGCGGACGCGGAGGATGTTGTTCCGTCCTCATTTGCACCGGTTCCTTCTTTACCGGCGGCGGTTGTGATGCTCATTGCCGCCCCGCCGAACATTTGTGCGGCTTGGATGGGGATGCTTGCTACGAGTCCGGCGTTCATGAGAAGTCCTAGACCTGTGATGCCTGCGACAAGCACGTAGAGGGCTGTGGAGCCGACCTCTTTCCAGTTCTGCTCCTTCAAGCCGTGCTGGTAGAGCGCGCGGAGAAGCACGATAGAGGAGATAAGTCCGACGAACGGCAGGTAGAAGTATGTAAATATGTTGCCGATAACGCCTTTGTCGGCGCTTTTACCGTCGCCCGCCATGATTTTAGTGACGTTAAAAACACAGTCCGGGTCAGTTGCCTCAGCACAGACGGTGTGGGGGTTGTAAGCGGCTTTAAGGGTTGCGTCGGTGAGGTTGTACCCCAGACCTGTTAGACCATTAACACTGTCGGCTATCATGGTGATAAAACCGCCAGTGACAATGGTTTCAAGGGAGCGCTGTTTAGTCAGCTTCTCAGAGTCTTTGGTGATGGTTTTGGGTGCGCCCTCCATACGGTCAGCGTCGGTCGTAACAACACCATCGTTACCTTCGCCTTCGCCTTCATAGTTTACGAAGCCTAGTGTTGCACCTGCGGCTTCTTTAAGGGTGAAGATACGGTTGTCTTTGGTGGGGAGCACGATAGGGGCGAAGAGCGAGTCTCCGTCCCAAGCGTTCTTTGTGTTCATACCGTAACCGAGTGATTGCGCGCCGCCCGCGAGCCCGAATCCGGATGCGTGCGCTTGCTTCGTGATGGTTACGGTGGGGTTGCCGCCAGTCTCTGAGTTGATGGTGACGTTTTTCTGTGTTGCCGCTCCACCTGTGAGTATGTAGAGGGTGAGTAGGAGTAGCGCGAAGAGCGCGGCAATAAGAGCCCCTGGCTTCTTGAGGCGGCTTCGCTTATTTGGGGTTTCCTGAGTGGATTCTGAGCTCAGGGTTGTTTTTGTTTTTGCCATCGCTTCTCCGTGCGTGTGGTTTTAACGTCTTTTTAAGCTTCTTTACGTTATATCAGGGGAAGCCGCCTGTGTGTTGTGGCGGCTTCCCCTGATGGTGTTTTATTGGGTGCAGGTTTCTAGCCCTTTTTGTAGGGCGGCTTTATCTGCTTGTGTAATGGATAGGTTGTATTTTGTTGCGGTGTCAATCCAGAGTTGGCTGTAGTGGCACTGTTCGCTGGGTTGTGGCATGTACCCGGCTGGGCTCTGGTTGTTTTTGGTTTTAGCAGATTCTGTGCTGACGGCGAGTAGCTGGGTTGTGTCGTTTGCAAAGGATTCTTTCTTTGCGTTGTCCCAGTCTTTGCCGCCGTGTACGTTTGCGTATTCTGGGGAGATGATGTGGTCTACTGCTACGTTTTGGCGGATGCTGTTGGGGGTGTTTTCTGGTGTGGCGATGATGGTTTTGCCGTCGTAGACGCTTGTCCAGATTCCGGTGGTGATGGAGCAGGAGGCTGGGTCGTTGTCTTTGGTGGTGACGTTTTTACCTTGTGCTTTGAGCACGTCGCCTCGGGTTGTGCAGTTTCCGCCGGTGTTTGCCCAGATGTTCCATTCGCCGGGTTTGTATTCGGCTTCTTCAGCGTTGCTGATTTTTAGGTTTTCTAGGGCTTTGTTGTAGGCTGTCTTGGCTTCTTCGGTTTTTGTTGCTGGTTTGCCTGCTTGTGAGGTGCCGGTGATTTTTCCGTTGCCTCCGGAGCCGCCTACTCCATCTGCGCTGGGCGCGAATTTGCACTCCCTGTCGTTCTGAACAGCACCGACTGCGCAGTCTTTTGCTTGCACGCCTATCGTCTGAAACCAATAATTCATGGAGTTAATGGGGTTCATGCTCCCTGTTTTGAGCATGGGATACCCGATGATGAGGGTGACTACTGTGAGGACGAGGAGCGTCACTATGACGGGTGTGCCGATTCCTCCGCCTTTGCCGTTTTTACCTGCCATGTTGCGTGTTTCCCCCTTTCTTGAGGGTCTGTGGGTGTTAGATACGTGGTGCGGTGCTGTTTGCTAGTGCGTTGGGGTTGATATCGTCTCCGATTGCGGCTGTGAAGTTAATTCCCAGGTAGCCGGTGAACGGCTGGGTGAGAACGTGCGTGTTAGATTTGCCCCTTACGAAGGTTCCTGCGCCGGGCATGCCGGAGAGGAATAGTTCTACCTGGTTGTGCCGTGTCCAGCTGAGGGTGATGTTCTGGTTGCGGCATTCCTGTTTCAGGGTTTCGTATGCTTGTTCCAGGGTTTCGTATTTTTCGGCGGCTACAACAATGTGGATTGTTCCAACGACCCAGGGGGTTCCGATGCGGTCATTTTCCGCTTCAAGAGCTAGTGTGCGTTGGTGGATGCGTTGCAGGTCGTTGATTGCGGAGTGCCCGTATTGTTGGATGGTTTCGTCGCTCTTTTCGGTTTCGCGGGCTTCGTTAATGTGCTCGATTTTCTTGAAGCCAAAAGCTTCTTTCATGAGAGCGGCTGGCGCGATGCTGAGTTTCGCAAAGATGCGCGCCTGTGGTAAAGCGTAGTTTACAGCTTCAGTGAACGGGGTCATTTGGGGAAACTCGAGCGTTTCAGGTAGCTGGGTTACCGTGAATGTTGCGAGGTACCGTTTTTCGGTGCCGCCTTCGTATTCCTGTGTGATTGCGATGCATTTGTTGTGGCTGTTATCAATCAGGTGGGCGTATTCGTAGGCGATTTCTTGGGTTCCGATTCGGTTGTGCGTGTCAATTTCGATGGGTGGCACGCCGATAGCGGCGGGGTGAAGCATGGTTTTGGTGATGAGCATCAGCTCTTCGCTGGTGACGGGTTTACAGCGTAGGGCGCTGTAGGAGAGGGCGCGGCGGATGGTTTTCTCGCGTGCTTTAGCGTTTGCTTCTTCAAGGGCGGAGACGTGCTCTGTCTGGGCTCCGAGCATGAGCTGGAGCATTGCCAGGATTTCTTCTTGTCCTTCTACGATGCCTTCTTTGAAGAGTTCGAACGCTTCGTCAGGTGTTTCTTCAACGTCGGCAATGTCCTCCGACCGGGAGGTTTGCTGGAATGTCTTCCTGTCCCCTAGCATCACGCCAATATACGAGTTCTGTTGGGGTACGCGCGCGTCCTTAATAACTTCCGCCTGTATCTTCATAATCTCGTCATACATGGGGTTAGTAAGCGCCTGGGCGTGGTTGTATGAGGTGGCGAGGAAAGCGTTAGGGTCTGCGTAGGAGGGGAGGGTGAATGGCATGATATGTACGGGGCTTCCATTGCCGCCCTGGTTGAGGATTGCGGCGTATGCTTCACTAGCCTGGTGAATGAGTAGCGCCTTCGTGTCGATGGATTCAAAGTCGAACTGGGTACTGCTCATGTGGTAGAAAGCCCACGCTTCGGTGTCGGAGAATACGATGTTTTCTACGATTGCTTTTTGGGGTAGGTTGAGTGCGCGGGGGGTGCTGTTAGTTTCGGCGCGGGCGTGCTTCTTATCACCGGGTAGTTTGTTGAGTGGGTTAAAGGGAATGTTTGCCATGCTTAGCGGTGCTTCTTCCGTGATAGTTCGGGCTGGTTCTTATTTGTCTGTTAAACCTATAGCAACGTTGGTTAGTACTGGGAGTGGAGAAACCCCCTACCAACCTCTAAAAGATTTGTAGGGGGTTTCTTGTGTTGTTTACACGGCTATCTGTTACTGAACGCCGTTCCTTGCGTCATTAACTGTGGTCTTCACCAAATCGCTACCAGTCTGACCGATGCTTGAGTTGGGGGTCAGAGCTTCGTTTGCTACCTGGAGCACAATCGCGACGATGATAATAATTACCAGCGGTGTAATTGCATCCTTGATGGAGGAGTTCTTGACTGCCTTCCAGATAACGCCGACTAGTGCGGCAAGGGCGGCGATGTTGATGACCCAGAAAATTGTTGATTTTAGGTTGATAGCCGCAAGCAGTGCGATGGGGGTAATCATATGGTGTTTCTCCGGTTTCTTTGTTCATATTGTGAAGTAACACTCTGTGTATATCAGAGTTGTTTTACGTCACAATTGTTGGAATAGTGGGTTAGTTGTCCACCAGTTTGGTGGTGTTTGCGTCGTAGGTATCAGGCATCAGGTCTGTGACAAGGTACTTTCCGTTCTCTTGTTTTGCTAGGGTCACCTGGTAAGTGACCGGGTAGGTGATGTTTTGCTTTGTGCTTTCGCTCGTGTCACTGTCGGTGGAGCCTCCTAGCTCGTCTATAAGGTTCAGGTTTACCTTTGCGATGAGTGTGCCATCTTCCTGGCGGTATAGCTCGTAGCTAATGTCGTTGGTGTTGATGGTGAATTTGCCGCCCAGACCGGCGTTAGCGATGGTGAGGGTCTTGGTATCCAAAACGTACTGGGCGAGGTCGCCGCGCTTTTCAGGGGTTGCGGTCACGTAGGCTTTGAAGAAGCCGTTGATTACGCTGTCTGTTTCAGCGGTGTTCTGGATTTTGGTTCCGGTTACGGATGTTGAGGGGATGAGGGAGTTTGATTTGCCCATGATGGGTGAGGGCAATATAGCAGGGTGTGGGGTTGCAATGTAGTAGGTGCTGTTGCTTTCGTTGAACGCGACGGTTACCGCCATTGTGATTTGCTTGAGCTCGCTGGACGGGTTTGTGTTGTTCTTGGAAGCGTCTTTAATGCTGGTGCCTGTTCCGGTGGCGGTGGGTTTCACTAGTGCTGTGACCCTATATGTTGCCAGGGCGGGGTTTTTGTGCATGGTGATGCGGGTAACCTGCGGGGTTCCCACTACCTGCTGTGCCGCATTGTTAGTGTAGGTGCGGATATTTGAGGAGCCAAGGTTCAGGTCGCTACTGGATAGAGCGTCTCCTGTGAGGTACATTGCGAGTTGCTTCTCAGCTGTCTCATCGGTTTTGAGGGATAGGTAGGCTTTAACGTAGCCGACGGCTATCTCTGCGCCTGCCTCTTTGTTGTACCCTGTAACCCCTACTGCTTCCCTTGCGTAGCTTTGGATTTCCTCTTTGGTTGGTGGTTTTGGGGTAGTGAGGTAGAGGAAGGTGTGCCCGATGAGAGCGATGATTACGAGTAGTGCGAGCCCGTAGAGGGAGAATTTTCCTGCAAGGAGGTGGTTTTTCCTGTTGCGGAATACGGGTTTGCCTAGTGGGACGATTTCGTTTGTTGTGCGGTTTACCGCGTAGAGCCCTTTTTTGGAGGAGTTGATGGAGATGGGCTGGTCTACAGCGGGGATTGGTTTCACCGGCTGTTTGTCGCTCTTTTTGAGGTTAATCGCCATTGGGTGTTTCCTTAGTGGTTTGGGTGTTTCGTCGGTTTTCCACGCTTTCTGCGATTGCGCCGCTTACGGTTAGTTGGATTGGTTGCGGGCGGGGGCGTTCAGCGGGTTGTGGTGCTGGGGCTTGTGTGATGCGCGGCTTTTTGCGTGGTGGTTTTTTTGTTGTTTTGGGTGGTGGCGTTCCTCCTGGTTTTTCTTGTGGGGTTTGTTTTTTGGGTGTTGGTTTTGGTATAGCGTGCTGGGTTGTTAGGTTTTGTGTGTAGGGGTTTTGGGGTGGGGTTGCTTTCCTCTGTATTTGAGGTGCTTCTTTTGTGGTTTCGGGTTTGGTAGCGGTTTTTTGTGCCTTAGAGGGTTTCTGAGCGCGCTGTAGAATGTTTTCGGTTGTTTCTTCCTGTTTCTTTCGTAGGTGTGCGGGGCGTGAGGGGGGTATAGAGGTTGTTTTGGGGTGTACTGGGTGTTCCGGTGTAGCAGGTAGTTTTTCTAGTACCTGGCGGGGCAGGACGACGTGAACTTTTGTGCCACCGTAACGTTGTTCGGTTTTCTTGGTCTTTTTGTTGTAGTGCGCGCTTTTGCGGATGACCATTGATTCTGCGTAGAAGTCACCTTCTTTGGGGCGGGGGATGCGCAGGTTAATGATGTCTTCGGCGTTGATGTTGGGTACACGGACGGTTTCTGAGGATTTGTAGTAGCGGCGAATGTCGTCCCATTGGATGAGGTTTTTCCACCAGACACGGTCGCGTTTAGCGTCGACTTTGTATTTCTCGATTTCTTTGGTTCCTGCAAGGGAGGCGAGGTATTCTGCACTACCTCCACCTTTCATGCCGCTTCGCGCGACGATGGTACCAACGTTCACGAGGAGGCTTCGGACGGCTGTTTCGTCGTTGTATTTGCGGAGCTGGTCGAGGTTTTGCTGTCCGAGGCATACGCCAACGTTTGAGCTACGTGCTTTTTCGACAAGACCTTCTACGAACTCCAGGGGGATTGCCTGGAACTCGTCAAAGAAGATTTCGATGAGGTTTTGTGATTTGCCGTCTTCGCTTCGTCGGTGTGCGGACATTGTGGTGAGTACGCCGGTGAGCATTTTGCCGAAACCGGCACTAACTTCTGCCTCGGAGTCTGCGTTGAAGTCGAACAGGACGATAGACGGGTTAGATTCGGGGTCTGCTACAGCGTGGAAGTCAATGTATGGTTCCCCGTTTTGGGGTAGTCCGACCCATTTGCCGAACTCTGAGTTTAGGATGATTCCGAAGTTGCCGCGTAGTGTTCCCCAGGAGCCTTTTACCTCGGTGTCGTGGATTCGGCGGCGCAGGTCGGCGGCGGCTGAGTTGCCTGCGGGTAGGTGGTTGAGGAGTACTTCGGGGTGCATGAGCGCGCCGTAGCATCGGCGGAACTCTCCGTTGTACCATTCGAGTCCGCCGTCTTCGATTTCTTGAACAATGAGGTCGTGTTCTTTAGGGTTGGTAGTTTTGAGAGCATCCAGCGCTTTTTCTACCTTGTCGAGGGCAACTAGCACGGTCTGGAGGGTTGCCCAAACGTCGTTTTTGTACTTTTCGCTGGCGCGGTCGTATGCCTGGAATTTGATGCCGATGTCGATTTTTTCTGCAACGCTGAGCCCTGCGAACGGGTCGAAGTAGGCGCGCCCGTTAGGGTTGTAGGCGTTTTCGTATTTGCCTGTGTAGGGGTTACCTCGGGTGAAGTGGTAGAAGTTGAAGTCCTCCTCATAGGCATAATTTGCGAGTTTGCGGGCGAGGTTAATGTCGGCTTTCATGTTGATAACGATGCTGGTGATGCCGAGTTTTGTGTTGGCGCGGATTTCGCTTTCTGCGCCGATGGTTTTACCGGAGCCGGGTTCTCCGAGGCTCACCATGCTTCGGGGGATTTCTTGTGTTGTGAAGTAGACGGCTTCGCCTGTGTCTTCGTCAATTCCGAGTGCTACGCCGGGTTGTTTGCCTTTTTCGCCGGGTAGGATGAAGTTCGCGCCGCTTTCTATAGCTTCGACGGTTTTGTTTCGCTTACGCCTCTGGAATGGGGTGAGCCGGTATTTGAAAGTGCTGATGTGTTGCCAGTGGTCGGGGATGTGTTTGATTTCATCGAAGCGGTTGTAGTTGTAATAGATGACCGTGCTCATGATGAACCCAATAACGGCACCGATGATAATCCCGCCGATGGTGAAGGGGGTGCTGAAGTTTAGGATGAGCTCCGGGAACCCGTTTACGGTGAGGTATTTGCCGGGTTTTTGGGTGAGGTTTTGGAACGCTGTCCTGAATTTTTGTGGCGCGTCCAGAGCGAACCAGAGGATAAGCCCGGTGAGGGCGGTTCCTCCCATGTAGAGGAGCACCTCTGTGGGGCGCATCATTTTCTTGCGGGTGAGGTAGAAGTATGTCCAGCTTGCGATAATTACGATGGCGATGATGCCGGGGATGCACAGGATGATGAGTGCTATGACGGCAAGCCAGAAAGCCGCTTTGAAGATTAAAGCGGCTATTGCGTTAAATACTTCATTACTAGCGCTACTGGAGGCGGTACTACTGGTTGTAGTCTCTTCACCTTCTTCGCGTTGGTGGTTTAAAGCGTCTCGGTTCACGGTTTCTTGCCTTATGGGTTAGTTTTAAAATTTGTTTTGTCTATAGCGGGACGCAAAAAAGCGGCGGCACCTAGTTATTTAGGTGTCGCCGCTTTTTTGCGTTAGTAGCGGGCTTTCCGCCTATTGAGGCGGGTTAGTATGCGTAGTGTGGTGTTGAACTCGCGTTCTGCTTGTTCAGGGGTTAGGGGTGTGTTGTCTGCTTGGGTTGGGGTGATGAGTAGGTCTGCTAGGGGTGGGTTGGTGAAGTTGTCGGGGTGCCATGTTTTGCTTTGTTGGTGAAGTATGGAGGCTTCGTTGTAGAGGTGGTGGATTACGGGTGGGAGTTGTTCCCATACGTGGGGTTGTACTAGCAGGTGTGATTGTGCGTAGTAGAGGGCGAGGTGTAGGAGTTTTTTGGCGGCTAAGTATTTTTTGTCGCCGTTTGCGAGGAGCTGTTGGGTTGCGTTGTAGGTGTATTCGTCTTCTACGGTTGCCCATTGGTGTGTGATTGTTGTGCGGTTTTCTCCAATGTGTTCTTGTTCTTGTCGTGTGGTGGGACGGTTTTTGGTTTGGGTGTTGGTGAGGGTGCGTTGTACTTGTGGGGTGGTGAGTTGTGTGAGTTGTGCGGTGTAGTCGATGATGAGTTTTTGGACGGCGGGTGTGGTTGCTGTCTTGTACATTTTTGCGGCTTCGGTGAGGAAGGCGTTTTGTGTTTGTAGTTGGGTTGGTGGGTATTTGGTGGCGTAGGTGTTGAGGGCGGATACGGTGAGCGGGGTGATGTGGGTGTTGATGTGGTGGGCAAATTGTTCTGCGCCGTGTGTTTTGAGGTAGTCACAAGGGTCGTTGCCTTCGGGGAGGGGTACTGCCCAGGATTGTGCTTGGATTTCGGGTGCAGTGTACCAGGCGGTAGCGGCGGCTTTTTGTCCGGCGTTATCGCTGTCGAGGATGTATATGATTGCGCCTGTTTCTCCGGTGAGGCGTTGTAGTGTTTGGATGTGTTTAGGGGTGATTGCGGTGCCGCTTGTTGCGTAAACGTTCCTGTATCCGTGGTCGTATAGGGAGAGGACGTCGAATTGTCCTTCTACGAGGTAGCAGTTTTGGTGTTCGCGGGTTAGGCGGGTTGCTTCGGTAATGTTGGGGTTGTAGAGAACTTTTTCTTTTTCAAAGATTGGGGTGGCTCGCCCGTTCACGTATTTTCGTGTTTCGTCGGGGTCGAGGGCGCGCCCGGTGAAGGATACGGGGGCACCGTGCATGTCCGTGATAGTGAACATTAGGCGGTTGCGCCAAAAATCGTATAGGGAGCCTTTATCGTTTTGTGAGCATACGCCTGCGAGGGTTAGCTCTTCAGCCGTGTATGTTTTGGTGAGGTAGCTTGTGAGTGCGTTACCGGCGGGGGCGTACCCGTAGTGCGGCTGGTTCGGGTCGAGGTTTCGCTGGATGATTTGCTGTTTAGCGGGGTGCGTGTCCGGGAGGTTCCGGTAGTTTGCCTGGTAGAAGTCCCATGTTGCTTTGATGATTTCTTTAAGGCGGCGGTTTGTGATGGTTCCGCCGCTGTGCTTCTCATCCTTGGGTAAGTCGATGGGGGGTTCAGCTGTTTCAGCGAGGTATTCTACGGCTTCGGTGAAGGTGAGGCTGTCGGTGTGCATGATGAGGCTGAACACGTCACCTTTTTCGCCACACCCGAAGCAGTGATACCACCCTGCGGACGGTGTGATGTGACAAGAGGGTGTTTTTTCAGTATGGAACGGGCATAGAGCTTTGTAGTTGATGCCTGCTTTTTGGACGGGCGTGTTTGTCTTTGTCTCAAAAAGGGTGAGGATGTCGTGTGCTTCGCGTACTTTTTGGATGAGTTCGGGGCTGTAGCGCATGGTGTTTCTCCGTGATAGGGAAGGTGAGCCCCGAGTACCACACCGATACTCGGGGCTCACCTTAGTTTTATTGGGTGCGGCTCTTAATGTTAGGCGTTTACCTTCTCAGCCGCGTGGCTCAGTAGCGCGTGTACGAAGCCGGTGAAGTACACGGTGTCGGTTGCTTTGTCGTACTTTGCCGCGCCGGGTACTAGAGCGTCGTATTCGTCTAGGGTCTGACCGGGTAGCAGGATGACGGGTGCGGCTTTAGCGTCCGGGTACTTCTCAGCCACCTCAGCGTACAGGTCGGGGTCTTCGTCAATCATTGCGGTTACCCAGGTCTTGTCTGCGGGCTCCCCTAGCTTGCCAGTGAGAAGCTTCTTGCTCATATTGCACTGCACGCATGCGTTCTTTGAGAGGACGATGATGGGGGCGCGTTCTGCGAGCTCAGAAATAGTCATAGGACGGTGTTTCTCCTTGAAAGGCTTGTACTAACAGTTTTTATATTACGGTCTTCGTGTTCATTACACAAGGTAGCAAGCAGGCGTGTTCTTCCTGGGCTTGCTGTCCTGCTCATATCAGCCCCGTGACTTTCCGGTCGGCAACTGTGACTTTAGGGGGTGTGAGCTGTGGTTTTTTGGGTGTGACTTTTCGGTAAATAACTCCGATTTGCGTGACTTTTCGGTAAATAACTCTCCGGTCGGGTGCCCTGTTTTGCCTTGGATTGTCGGGGTTTTTCGGCTGTTCTTGGTGGGTTACACCATAGATAGTGGATAAGATTAATGCGGAGGTGCCGTTTTCGTGGAAGCGTTTACGTTCACGGCGGGTAGGTTTTGAGAGATGGATTAGCGCGCTACCGTCGTGGGGTTTGTCCCTCGACCCAGCGCTGAGGGACGGTCGGCTATCGTTTTTAAAAAAGAAAAAGGGGAGGAAAAAAGTGAGCGAGTGGTGGGGTGGTTCTGTTGGCTAGACAACTGTCGCCTGTTTTGTTAATATTGCGACCACGATTTAATATGGGTAATATTAGGCGTTTTAGTAACAATCTGTGATGCCAGTTAGAAGGGAGCATATGGCTAAGAATCAGACCTATAAAGCTTTTACTGTGCGCCCTTCTCATGTTATGGATTTGAATGGCGTACTGCTAGATAGTGCGCCCATCATGTCCCAGCTTGCCTCTGAGGTGCAGAGTGTCTCCGCGTATGCTACTTACGTGGCTCGTAACGATACGGAGTTGGGTACCCGTCTGGCTCAGGCTGGCACTGTTCAGCCTGCTGAGGCTGGTCGTCGCGCGGGGGTTAATATTCCAGCTGAGCTTGTAGTGAAGGGTAAACTACGTAAGAACAAGGCGGGTGAACTTGTAGAGGAAAAAGTTTTTGGTAAGTCTCGTAAGGAACGCCTATTTAGGCATCGCGTGGTGACGGCGTTTCGTTCCTGGCAGGAGCGTGTTGATGCTGTAAACGGCGAAAGTAGCAAGTACGTTTCTCAAGGCTGGAGGCGCACTGTGGACGCTTCTCCTCCGTCGTATGGCGAGGACTTTATCAATCTTGGCTCTGTCGACCGTAGCTACGCCATGATTGAGAACGACCCTTTTGTGGACGGGGAAATTATCCTCAAGATGGTGATTCAGGGTAAATGGTATCGGCTCATTTTCAAGTTTGATAACGCCCGGTTCACTGAAGGTAAAGTGACCCTGCCGGTCATTAAGCTTGAGAATAACCAACCTGTTTTTATCTTCTCTGTCGCGACTGATAATCCTGTTGTTCAGTTTTCGGGTGATTATGTTATCGGCGTGGATGTTGGTATCAATAATTACGCCACCGTCGCTGTTATTAACAGCTCCACAGGGCAAGTGGTTTATGAAACCTCCTTGTCTCAGCGTGTCCACTCGCTCTGGAACAGCATCCGTGCCTCTGAAAAACAGGTGAAACAGCTTCGTGAGAAGGCGAAGCCTATTGTTTATGACCGCCAGGGTAAAATGGCGGCACTAGACGAGGCTCAACTCCACCGTGAAGCGGCTTCCCGTAAAAAGCGTGAGCTGGCGATTGTTGCCGCGCAGGAAATTGCTTATTTGTCGCACTTCTTCGATAATGCTGTTGTTGCGGTTGAAGACCTGAGCTGGGTTAAGAATACGATGCAGAATGGGCGGTGGAACAGGGGTGAGCTCATCAAGTGGCTTACCTATTACGTTGAGCAAAATGGCGGCTGGGTTATTGCTGTGAACGCGGCTAATACTTCGCAGGTCTGCCATGAGTGCGGTTCTGAGGTTACTCATCCTGAGCATAAGGTTTCTGACTGCCCGAAGTGCGGCGAAATGGATAGGGATGTTAATGCCGCCGCGAACATTGCCGCACGCGCTGTTAAAAATGTGAAGACAGCAAGGAATAGTCGCGCTAAGAGTAAGAATCTCCAGACGGAACAAGCTCCCCTGAAAACCCCGGTGGCTAGGCGCTCGCTCAAGTATCCTGGTCAGGATAGGACTAAGAGTGCGCCTACTCCTAAGAGGAAGCGGAAGGGGGTGAAAACCTCTTCTAGCCCCGCTAGGGTACAAAACATTTCTACCCCGGTAACCACTGTGCCAGTGGTTCCCCCGATGACCAGCGTACTAGCGGACTGCCTCACATACGGTGTTGCAGGGACTCCTAAAGCGGCTATCAAACAGGGAACCATGACCAAATACAGGTTATGTAGCCCTATTTGATACGCTTTGATGTTGCATGAGGTAGGGGGTGGGAGGTACGGTGGTTACGTACTGCACCCCAAATGCGTTATAGAGGAATTGGCGAATTGGAGGAGGAAATAAAATTTGTGTTAGAATCAGTGACCGTAAAACGACCACCTATATGTCCAGTTCAGAAAGGGTAGAAAGACAAGGCTTATGCAAACGTTGAAGCACACTGTTGATGACGCTGTAATGGTTCCTGTTGAACCTGTATCAGCGTCTGTTTTTGCGCCTATCGCTGTTTCTGGTTTCGAGGGTGAGTCTGTTTATATGCAGGCGCGTAAGGCGGCTGTTTTGGCGCACGCCGATAACCGCCGTAAAGCTGGGGACGCTTATAACGCTTACAGTGTTGTCGATAGTGACGGCACGCTCGTTCGTTCCCTCTCCCCTGTTGAGGATGAGCTTTTCGGTTCTGTTGAGCGTGAGGCGTGGCTTGTCCCGCTGGCTTATGTGCATGGTGGGCTCCCTGTTTCGGCTAATTCTGTGACGGCTGGCTCTGGTTTTAATGAGCAGGGTGTTTGGGAGCGTTCCTCTGTGGCGCGTGTTGTTCAGCATGTTCCTGCACCTGTTGTTTCTGTTTCTGGTGGGCAGGTTTTTGAGTTACCTACTGGTGTTATGGCTCGCCGTGTTCTTGCTTTTATTGCTTCGCGTGTGGTGGAGACTGATAGTGTTGAGTTTGCTATCCCTTCTCAGCCGCGTGCTTTGGCGCGTCTTCTTGGTATGCCTGCTTTGTCGGCGGGCGGTTCACGCCGGATGGTGGACATGTTCCGTATCTGCTTAGGTTTGAGTACCGCTGTTTTTGACCGTACTAAAGATGGGCGTGGCGACCTGGTTCATGCTTTCAGCGTTGCCGCTGATGTTTCCGACCCGACAATGGGCATTAAGTTCAGCATTGAAGGAAACACGGACGGTTTCACAATGGTGCGTGTTTCTAGCGAATTTTACGAGTACGTGACCGGAGGCAACGTTATCGCTATCCCCGACAGTATGTGGAACAACAAGCTGGTACGTTCTTCCGCTGTGTGTGTAGACGTGCTGGCGATGGTTCTTGCGCGTGCCGCTTCACTACGCGCTGGTACACGAGGCAGTAAAGTGTGGGTTGCCTGGTCACATCTTGCACGCCAGTTCTCCGTTTTCACCGCTTCACTACACCGCGCACGCTCAACCTACCGTGACGCGGTACAAGCTGTACGCACCGTATTCATGCAAGAAGGCGCAGACGATGTTGTGTCCCTCGTAGGGAAGAATACCCGTAAAGGTTTCGCAGGCTTCGTTATCCAGCCTTACCGTAGTGCTGTGAAAACCATTAAGGCTAAGACTCAGACGGTGAACGCTACCATCTCCACCGGAGTGCGTGGCGCTGTTCAGCGTGCCACCTTAAATGAATCTGCGGTAACCGGCACCCCCATCACCATCCCCGCACGTACACCCCGTAGCGGCAACATTTACCGTGCAGTAGACCTCGCCCTGCTTTCTGCCCAGATTAAGGGCACTACCGGCGTTCACCTGCCCGTCATCAGCGACGAATGGGAACGAATCATCGACACTGTCGTGAACCGCTACACCGAATCTGCACGCCTGGGCAACCTGAAGCCCGTTGATAACTGGCAGGCATACGTTAAGACCTCAATCATTAACCAGCCCGCTCTACTGAACACCCCTAAACCTGTGAAGCCCACACGCGCCGCACAGGGAAACCGTAACACCCAGGTAGCAACAACTACACCCAACAACAACACTAAGCCGGTCACGCCCGCACACACAGCCGCTGACGGGCTCCCCGAGCGTGAAGCAACAACCATCCCTAAGACCGAAAACGTGAAGCGCAAAGACACCGACCTCGGAACCCCCACCAGCACACACGTCGCAACCGTCTACCCCACCCTCATCAAGGAGAAAAAGAACACCTTCAACCTACTCGACCCCGAGTTCCTCAAAAAGTACATGGACGCAGACTGCATCATCACACTCCCCGAGGGCTCCCAGGCACACTACGATTACGCCGATGCACTCCAGTACGGTGCTGTCCCTGTGAATAACTACAACGACTGGAAGAAAGGTAAGAAGCTACCGCCGGTACGCATCAAGCTACCCTCCGGACAGTACATTTACCAGAACAACAGTAGCCGCTACACAAGGGGCGACGACTACTACTGCCGCGTCCTCCTAACACAGGACTACAAGAAGGAAATCATGAACACCATCCGCCAGATGCGCGGCGAACCCGCCCCCACCAGGGCTGTGCGCCCCACACAGGCTGATGTAACACCAGCGCCTACACTAGCGTCCAAGCCAGCCGTAACACGCTACGTGTCCGCTACAGAAACATACGATGGGTACGCCGCTAACTACGACGTATCCCCCACCGAAGCCGTAGTGTTAGACGACCTACCCGAACCCGCTAACGCGGAAGAAGCGGAAGCACGCGCCGCCATCATTCGAAGCCTCGGACTCTAACCAAAAAACAACAAAGGGTGCCCACCACATTTTTCCGTGTGGTGGGCACCCTCTATTTATGTGCTTAACAAAAACAAAAAGGATAAAGGTTACCCCTCCCAGAAAACCTGAGAGGGGTAACCTTTATAAAATATGTCCAATTTGTCCAGTAAACCAGGTAGTAAAAAAGGCTTACAAGAAACAGTTTACCCTACTCACCCGGAATAGTCAAAACCTGACCGGGGAAGATGAGATTAACATCATAAATAACATCCACATTCGCGTCAGCAATAGCCTGGTATCCACCAGGAACACCAAGACGAGCCGCAATAAGCGAAAGCGTATCACCAGCCACAACCTGATAGGTTGAAGAAGCTACACGAGGAGCCTTCACAACTTCAGGCGTAGCCGCCGGAGTTACCACAGCAGGCTCCGGGGTAACAGGAGCCTCAACAACGGGAGCCGCAGGCTCCTGAGCAACAACAGGCGCAACCGCTTCCTTCGCTACCGGAGCGGGCGTTTCAACAACAGGAGTTGCCGGAACAGCCGCCGCAGACGTAGAAGCAACAGCAACCTGGCTATTACTCTGAGGCGCTACAACAGTAGCAGAAGTAGTAGTCTTAGCTACCGAAGGGTCGGTATAAGTGGGGGTAGCCGCACCCGACAAACCGTACTGTGCGGTACACGAGGGCCAGGCACCCCAACCCTGAACAGCGAGCAAACGCTCCGCCGCTTCAATCTGAGCTTCCTTAGACGCAGTATGCGGTGAACCAGTCATCCCCACACCGTTCCAAGACTGCTGAGTGAACTGCAGACCACCGTAGAAACCGTTGCCGGTATTGATAGACCAGTTACCGCCAGACTCACACTGAGCCAGCTTCTCCCAGGTCGCCAAATCAGCGGCTTGAGAAGCAGGCGCAGAACCTGCTACGGCAATGCCACCCAACATTAGGGCGGCTACGGTATTCTTTACGGTTTTCTTATTGAAAATCAAGTTTTTGCTCCTCAAAGCGTCTTTTCGTATCCAGCGCACCATGCGGCGCACTTTTTGTCTCTGTACGTTTTGACGGTCATCACTTGCACAGCCTCGCCTGACCACCAGTTCGGCAAGCTAACGCTAAACTTTTTGGGCGGTCAGGTGGGTGAAAAACACTTGTCCGGTTTCTCCACTTACCACCTGCGCTTTACAGGCGGTAAGCAATAACGCCATGAAGTAAAACCATCGAGGTCACCCCGCCACCCAACCTAGCAGGCAAGGCAGGAACCTCAGCCGGTGTATCTCAGCCTGCAGGCTCCTAGATATAGCCAGCATCTGAAATACAGGGAATATTATATCAGGAAACAAAAATGTGCGGCAGACCAGCCGGGATAGCTACTTTGCCGCACATAGGAGCTCTGAGAACGGGGGGCGTTTGATGTGTTTTACTAGGAGCCGTTGAGTAAGGTTAAGAACTCTTCTTCCGTAAGAACAGGTACGCCTAGTGTTTCAGCTTTTTCAAGCTTGGAGCCTGCGTTAGCGCCCGCGAGTAGGTAGGTTGTTCGCTTGGAAACAGAGCTAGAGGCTTTGCCGCCATGCTTGACGATGGTTTCTTTGATGCTGTCTCGTGTGAAGTTTGCGAATGAACCTGTCGGCACAATAGTCAGCCCCGCGAGCGTCTTAGGTGTATCAGCGGATTCGGCTTCCTCCATCTGTACACCGGCTTTTGCCCAGCGTTCAACAATTTCAACATGCCACCTTACAGAGAACCAGCTAATAATGGAGTCAGCAATGGTGGTTCCGATACCTTCTACAGCGGCTAGTTCTTCGCGGGTTGCCGCCCGGATAGCGTCCATAGTTTTAAACTCGGCTACGAGCGCGCGTGCGGCTGTAACCCCCACATGCCGGATAGATAAAGCAACAAGGACACGCCATAACGGTTGCGCTTTAGCTTTATCAATCTCACGCATAAGATTAAGAGCTGTTTTACTAGGTTTACCCTCCGGGTCGGTAGCGGTGGGTCTCGTGAAGAAGTAGTTGCCGCCGTCCGGCTTCTTGCTACGTTTTAAATCTTCTAGCGTCACATCGAACAACTCCGCCTCTGAGTCAAGTACAGGACGCTCACCAGGTGGGGCTGTTACAAGCGCGCGAGCAGTCTCAACGCCTAACGCTTCAATATCCAGGGCGGCGCGGCTACCTGCGTAATGTAGACGTGCCATAAGCTGAGCCGGGCAAGACTTCGGGTTAGAGCACCGCAAATCAACATCCCCTACCTTAGCGGGCGCTAACTCCGCTCCACAGGACGGGCAAACGCTCGGCATCACGAAAGGCTTCTCCGAACCATCACGTAACCCAACAACCGGCGCTACAATCTCCGGAACAACATCCCCCGCCTTACGGAGAACAACAGTATCCCCAATAAGAACACCCTTAGATTTAACTACATCCTGGTTATGTAAGGTTGCACGCTCAACGGTTGAACCTGAAACGAATACTGGCTCCATCACCGCATACGGTGTGACGCGCCCTGTACGCCCCACATCGACACGAATATCAAGAAGCTTAGTATGAACCTCTTCCGGCGGGTACTTGTACGCTACAGCCCAACGTGGGACGCGCGACGTGTAACCCAACGTTTCCTGAGCTTTGAAAGAATCAACTTTCACCACAATGCCGTCTATCTCATGGATAAGCTCATGACGACGCTCCCCATACTTGCGGATGAAATCAAGCACAGCTTCAACGTCGGGTAGAAGTTCAGTATATGGGCTAACGGGTAAACCCCAGCCGCTCAGCAAACCATATATTTCAGATTGACTCTCAAGATTCAGACCGCTCATTTCACCCACGCCGTGAACAAACATACTCAGCGGGCGGGAAGCAGTAATAGTGGCATCTTTCTGACGTAATGAACCGGCGGCGGCGTTCCTCGGGTTCGCAAAAGGAGCCTTACCGGAAGCTACCATCGCTTCATTCAACGTAAGGAAATCTTGAGAAGCAATAAAAACCTCACCACGCACCTCTAACACGTCAGGGTAACCCTCACCAGTCAGCTTATGCGGGATGCAAGCAATGGTTTTCACGTTATGGGTAACGTCTTCGCCAGTCACGCCGTCCCCGCGTGTAGCCGCCCGCTCAAGAACACCGTTACGGTACAGCAGGTTCACCGCTAAACCATCAATCTTAACTTCCGCCAGCCACTCCGGAGCGCCCACACTTTCCTTAACGAGCCCCTGAGATGTTTTATTGAACCAGCCCGTAAGCTCGTCAAATGAAAACACGTCCTCTAGCGAGTACATGCGTGTAGGGTGCGGAACAGGAGCGAAAGCTTTAGATGCTTCACCACCCACCGCGCGGGACGGGGAATCATCAGTAACCAACTGAGGATACAGGGCTTCAAGCTCTAGTAGTCGGTGATACAGCGTGTCATACTCTGCGTCGGAAAGAACCGGAGAGTCAGCAACATAGTAAGCGTGTCGCGCCTTATTTACCGTGTCCATCAGGGAAGCGTAGGTGGCGCGTACTTCATCATCTAGAACAGTCATAAATAAATAAAAACACCTCACAAGCTCAATGATGCTAAAAGGAGGGGATTAGAAGCTATATCTAATCTACCTACCGTAACTGGGAATAACGAAAAACACGAAACGATACTCACTATTCTCAGGTCAATTTTAGGGTTTTTCAACCCAAGGTCTTACGGCTAACCTACTCCACATAAGCTCACCTGGTTTCAACTCTAGAGCCTCACAACCAGGGTTGTCGCTTATGCTTCTGCTGAAACACCGCCTTAAAGGGAGATGCGCCACTGCCTTGCGTGACTACATCTATATAAGGCTGTACATGGGTCTATTTTACGCTATCTTTGTAGCCTTGTCCACGTCGCGCGATAACATAAGCGGCACCAACATGAGTGTTTAGTTTCATTACTGGGCAGTAGAGTTGCTTCGCTAACCACGATGTCCACGCGGGGTTTACGCGCCTCACAGATACAGCGCTCCTGTAGGCGCGTTGTTCGATTTTGTTCACGAATTGCCTATACGCAAGTGAGTGTACCATCTCGTTGTATTTCCGCCCCTGTTTACGTAGGATACTTGCCTTTTTGCCTCTGAAGTCAAGGCTCTCAACGCAGATGTCCTTTCCTGTTGCTAGGGCGCGCTTCACAGCTACTGCCGCAATTGCTTCTAAATCCGTAGTGGTTTTGCTTCCAGCTTTGAAACGATAGGGTAAGAGATGGGTGCCTACCAGGTGACCGTACTGGTTCGTTTCCACGATGGTCACGAAGCCCTTGTTGAAGTCTAGTCCAAGGGTTCCTTGAGTGGCGTGTGTCTGGAAGTCGCTCTTGTCCATCTGAATTTCAAAGGTGCAGTAAAGGTAGAAACGCCTGTTCCGCTTGATGATTTTTGTAGCTCAAAGGGGTGTTGCGCTGGCGGAGTGCCTCTTTAATCCACCTTTTATGGTGGTTAAAGTACACGCGACCGTAAACGTATTTATCCTTAGCGTTCTTGAAGCCGCCGATGTCCTTGCGTAACTTCAACTCGAATTGGTTATTTTGCGAGTTGAACCGCAGTTGAAGCATGTTGTTGCCGGATGTCTCACTTTTCGAGCCAACAAAAGACATGTGCGCGTCTCGTCTATCTATAAAAGCTTGATAGTCAGTCTGTAAGAGCCGCTTACTACCAAAGCAGATTTTGTATCGACCAGATTCTATCTGATAGCTCAAGTTTGCAGATTTTTGCTTCAGCTTATTAAGCTCACTCTTCTGAGCGGCAAGCTTCCGTTTAAGGTTTCGGTACTTACCTAGACAGGCAGGCAAACCTGTCTTTAGCGCGGACTTTTCAACCTCTAGGGCATGGATATTGGATTCTAGGGTTTTGATTTTGCGGACTAGTTGCTTTTGCTCATGAGCTTTCAGCTCTTTTAGCGCGTTGAGCTGACCTTGCGCATCGGCAATGATGGAGTTCGCTGTTCGTTTCAGAACACCATAGGTTTCTTGCAGGTAAGTATTGTAGCTAGATTTGTTAAAATCCGGGCTGTTCCTGATAGCATAGAAAGTTTTCCGCTGAGCCTGCGCGTAAGTCCCGCGAGCACTCTCAAAATAATCGATAATGTCTTGATTATTCTTTTCATGAAGCTGTGTCACAGTAGTGAACTTACGCTTAATCACGCTTCTCCCCTTACATCTTGTAACTTAAACCCATTAGCAAGTTCCTCAGTACTCACATAATACTATGCACCCAATGAATACAAAGCACGAAATTATTCCTATTTTTCGTGCTTTGTATTCATTATCTGAAACTGCTGATTTACCCCTCAAACATCTAAAAGAGGCTACTTGATGCCGCCTACCTTTTCAAGAGCGTGAGTCCACTGCTTATGCTTAGTGAAACCAACAGGAAGACCGCACGCCTTCTCAAGAGCCGCAAGATAGTTCTTGCCAAGCTCCTGGGCGTAAATCGCCAGAGAAATCATGTCGACAAACTGCTTATTGCGGTAAGCTTCAATCATCCAGCGGCGACCATCGGTAGCGAACTGCTGAACCGTCGGGCGCGGAATGGGAGGAACGTAATCCAGCGGACGGATAACACGCTTCGGAACCGGCGAACCAACCTGCCCCGAGAAAGTCATCAGAACATGCCACGCATTAACAACCCAACGGTAAGTTTCCTTGCCGCTCTTCGGGTCAGTGTAAACTTCCTTCTTTGCGAAGCCCCGCTGAACAACCCAATCCAGCGGCTTACCGTTACGGTTCATATTAGTGCCGCGCGGCTGAGAGTAGTCGTATCGGAACCACCAGCCGCCTGCGACCAGCATTTCCTTAAAGTCGCGCAGGTGAAGGTTGAAGTAATCTGCAACATCCTCAAGCGGCAGGAAAGTCTTCTTGCTGATACCTTCGGGAATGTTCTGGTTTACAGGGATACGAGTGATACGGGTATCAGGTGCTTCATCCTTGAGAACCTTGAGCAGGTTTTTCATGTTCCACAGGCGAGTATTGCCGGATACGGCGGCGATACGTGCCTTCCAGAACTTAGTGGTGGGCTTACCGTCATGGTGCAGGTAACCTGCGCGGGCAAGAATGTCGTAAACCTCATTAGCGGGAATGGAGAAGCCCTGAACCGCGTTACGTGGACGCATCAGTTCCGGGTATGCACCCATAGTGTACTGCTCCAACGCACCGTAGATACGTCCGAAATGGGTGAACTTCGATACGGGGCGCTTCGGCTGAACCTTACGACGCACATTCTTCTTAAAGCCACGGTTAGGCTTCTTGAAGTTGTTGTTTGCAGGCTTGCGGAAGTTCGAGGCGTTCGGCTTCGGGCGTGCCGCAGAAGGCTTGGGCGGCTGAGTGAAGACGGGTGCCATAGGCTTAGGAAGAGCAGTAGTCATGGTGTGACCTTTCAAAAAAATAGCTAATAAATTAAATGGTTGTCTCTCCCCTATAGAATCTCTGAACCAGCCGTAAAAACGTTACGTCCGGCTAGAGTCATTGTTCCAAGAAGAGATGACACTAACGATTATCTCATAAATTAGCCAAAAAAGCACACTGAGCACAGCAAACAGCGGAACAAGTAGCCCTGTGACCACGCTCGTAAGCACCGTATTCAACACAGTGCCCCACCACTTCTCATACACAACAGCCCCATATCCGTACTGCTTCACCTCACGGGAACGCCTCCACATCTGGAACAAACCAGATAAGAAACGTAACCCTACAGCACCAGCCGGAATAGCCCACAATAGAATACCTACTGTATGAATAAGCGGGATAATCTGGGTGGGGATACTGTGAGGGAAAATCGTAGGAATAAGCCAACGCATAATCTCAGGCGCACCCAGCCACCACACCAACGCTGTAAGAGCGGACGCGATAAACGAAACCCACCATACCGGGACTGGATTATATTTGCTCACCCAAGGGATAGAACGTTTATACTCTGCCCCTAAAGCGTCAATAAGTATTCCGTAAGAGCCGGATTTTACTAAGTCTCCGAGCGGTGGGCGGCGAACAATATTGCCTGAACCGTCTAACACACCCAAATATTTCTTCACCATAGTAGGTTCTTCGGGAGCGCCAGGTGTGCGTCCTTGAGCCTGCAGGTTACTCTGGGTTTGTGGCTGTTGAGGTGTAGCGCCCGTGTAAGGGGGAGCCTGCGTGCCAGAAAGCTGAACAGGTACAGGTGGGGCGGCAGGCGCGTTCTGGGGGTTAGGGGAAGCTTGTGCGGGCGCATAAGCGTAAGGGGAGATAGAAGCAGGGGCAGGCGAGGTCTTCTTCTTTTTCTGTTGCTTAGCCTGCTTTTTCTGCCCCTCGGTAACAATGGAGCCGAGCGTATTATCTTGTTTGGACGACCAAATATCAGCGTTCTTATATTTCGTCGCAAAACGACACATAGGGCACATGCTACTGTCACGCACATCCCACCAATGAAGCGGTGAAACGTTACACTGCTTCAAATTCTTATACGCCCCGTCTTCCCTCTCGAACAAATCATCAAAGACAGCGATAATCTCATCGAAAGAAGGACGTAAATCCGGGTCGCTACTCAACCCGCGACCTATCATGTCGTGAACCCTTTTAGGGATAGCTTCGTATTCAATGTCGGGCACCTTGGAGAACCCGCGCGGGAGCTTCTTCACAAAGGTGGGGTAAACACCCAAACGGATGAGCTCTGGTATATCTTTATGCTCCCCCTTATAGTTACATACTGTAGGGTGCGCGCGACCCATGAGGGCATTAAAAAGCATCACCGTGAAAGCGAACGTGTCCGTAGCTACAGTGCGGCGGTTCCGCTCTTCCTTATAGCTACCAACACTAATCTCAGGAGCCGTAAACTCCGGCTTACCAACAATACAAGGGTAAACAGTGGAGCCTGTACTAATCTGAACACTATCCGCATCCACAATACGCACCGTAGCGTCCGGGGCAACAAGCACGTTCGACTCGTTAATATCCCCAACACGGTGACCCGCCTCGTGAACAGCATCAATCGCCACCGCAAGATTACGAGCCATAAGCAACGAATGACGTACAGACCAATCAGGGAACTGCATACGCCGGTGCGTAGTATGCGCAACCTTCATAAACTCACGATAAACATCCATCTGGAGACGCTTCATAAGGAACCCCGCAAAATCCCCAGACAGGGTGTAAAGGTTCCCTAAATTCCACACAATAGAATCAGTCTTAGGGACACTCGCAAGCATCGCCGCGCACTTAGCTTCACGCTCAGCCTGTTTCTCTTTATCCGGGTGGTAAACCTTGCCCACCAAACCGTCCGCTGCTCCTAAAACAGCCGAACCGACCGATTCGACAGGGAAAACAGCGCCCTCACCGCCACGCCCTAAAGGTTTATCACCTAACGTAACGGGAAAAGATGACCCGTCAGCTAAGCGGGCAACATAATCAACCAAAGCACCCTCCAAATGGGCAAAACGCGGGGCGCGCACTCACACCCAAAGTGTAAAGAACACGCGCCCCAAAAACTAACAATAAATTAGCAAACCTGCAAAGAAGCCACGAAACCACCGTCATCATAGACGGGCTTCATCTCAACCGCAGATTCAACCATCTTCAAATAAATATCAGACGGCTTATTCAAACACCCAGCAGTAACAAACGTAGTATCATCATCCAAATAATGCTGAGACTCCAACTGCGCAACGAAACTATCAACAGTCGGAGAAAGAAGAACTAGATACAGCGGCGGCTCCCCAAGGAAAGGAGACTCCTCAAGCTTCTCCTCCACCTCTTCCGTAGCAGGATGAACGATAGAGTTTTTAAACCCGTCCGAAGCAACCAGCGCCCACGTAGCGCCCGTACCACAAGACAACAGAATACGCGGGTTAGCTGTACTAGTGAACGTTGTAATATACGGTGCATCCCACTCTTCCACATACGAAAGATACATAGGGGACGAACCCTGATAGTCGCCAACAATGACGAACGCATCCCCCAACGTTGCACACGCGAAAGCCTGCTCGCAGAAAATAGTTACAGCAACAGTGCAACCCATCTGCTTATAGTCCTCTGCGGCACGCACCGTGTTAAGCGCCATAGTAAGAACCCGCGTAAGAACACGCATCAGCTCCTGTGCGTCCTCCGCCGCTTCTCCCGATGTTGGGAAGTCCTCTAAGTAAAGGCGTGCTTCATCAACAATAGTGTCGGCTACAAGGCGCGCCCCCTCACGGGAACGCTTCAACGAACCAGCACCGTCGCACGCAACAATAACGCCACGCCCAGCTTCATCAACCCACGACGCATAAGCGTCTTGATTTGTGTCTTCATCATGGACAGACGGCTTCGGGATAGAACGCCCCGACGTTAAGCACCAATCAAAAAAAGTGCTACTCATATATAAATACCTCCGAGTGAATATACAGAAATCTTACCTTACACACCGGGCATAACCCAGCTGGGCGCGTCAGGGAATGAGACAGCCTCATCCGGACGCGACTCAGAACGCTTCTGCATAGACTCGGAAACCCACTTAAAGAACTGAATCATATTGCCAGGGTCAAGCGGCACAGGAACAGGCGACGGAGCGGACGGGTAATCCTGCAACGACTCGCGCATCTCCTTATCCGCCTCAGCGTTACCCGTGGAAATGTAGAGCGGCATAAAAATCCACTTACCCGGCTTAGACGAGCTATCACGCAAAGACTCACGCCTACTACCAGGAGCAACAGCTACGCGCTTCTCCAAAGCCTCAATAGCCGCCTGCCGCATAGTCTTACCCGACTCGTGCGGAAGATTATCATCCAAACTCTCACCGTCGGTAATGAGGAAAATCATCGGCGCATAATGCGGAACCTTATTGCCGTAATGCTTCAGACGCTCTTCCACCACATCAATAGCCGTAAGAATCGCAGTATTAGTGCTAGTACCCAACATGTCACGGAAATTCAGATTACTGGGGCGTGTCTCCTCAGGCATACTTGCACTCTCTAAAGCCGTCGCGAATAACGAGGGTGGGTCTACCTCAGAACCATACAGAATATACGACATGTCCGCACGTAAAGAAGCGATAGAGTCTTCTAAAAGCTCCTGCTGTAGAAGCTCATGTCCGCGCTTCACCTCGTCCATTAAACCGCCCTGCATAGAGCGGGAGCAGTCGTAAATCATGATGACAGGGCAACGAGGCTCACGGTTATCGCGGAACTGCTGTTCAGCGACCTCATAACGGTAGTTCTCATCAAGGAGCGAAATCTGCTCATGCGACATAAAAATAGCCACCTAATCAGGAATGTGTTTAAAAGTACATTAAACACATAGCGGTTAGGTGGCTATTAGCAAGAACTAGAACTCTAGTTTTTAGTTATATGCCTCGTAGAAGTAGCGGAAGCTGACGGAGACGGGGTGGCAGATGGTTTGGTGGAAGCTGTGCTATCTGGCTTCGCTGTGGACAGGTTATTGTTCTTCGCGCGATTAGTCGTAACAACTGTACCTGTAGTTGCTTCACTCTTCACAGGAGCGTTGTTTGCCGCCGCCGGAGCTTGCTGAGCGGGCTGAGACTCAGGCGTAGCGGTAGCAACAGCGGGAGCGGTGTTTTCGGAAGTCTGAGCGGGCGCAGGAGCTTCCGTAGTCGGGGCGCTAGGTGCTGAAGGAGCCTCACTCGTTACAGAAGGTAACGGAGTAGCTTCCGGCGATGCGGAAGGGGTAGATACGGAAGGTATCTCAGTAACTACCGGAGTCTTCCCAGCTGTAGGTTTAGGGGTAGGCTTGGGGTAAGAACCATCTACAGGTGTACCCTCCACAATGAGATTATATTCGTAATTGAACAGGAACGTGGAGGAAGCTTCACGGGTGCCATCCGTACCCACAGAGTTACCTGAGCAGGTAATAAAGTAAGCTTTCTTATCGCCATCCTTACGCCACAACTCACTATGCGAAGCAAGCTCATCCTGCTTCACCAGATAAAGCCCCGTCACAACAAACTCGTGACGGCTCCCATGCTCATCATTCATGTAAATATGAGAGCACTTATCTAGACGGTGCAGATAACCCCACGGCGACAAATTCCCGTCATTAAGGTTAATGTGACCCGCTAAAATAGACGCGCCCTCATTAGAACTCAACGGGGAACCAGACGCATACCAAATACCGTTAGGAGCCGCAGGAAGCCTCACATCATTATTACTGAACCCAGACGGGGTAACAACAGCCCCCTGAACAACCTGCGTTTTAGAACGCAACGAAGGAGCCCACCATCCCGCCGTGCGAGAACCAACAGACTTAGGAGGCTCAGTAGACGAACCATTCACACCCGCAGGATACAACGGGCAATCAGCATTACGGAACTCAGATGCTGGCTTAGGGGCATACAACAACCCCGCATCCGTGACACCCATACTATCCCGCCCGGCGTAGGTCACCCCGCCACCGTGCCCATCATCACCCTTAATCTGCGCTTGCAAACCAAACAAATCATCCAGCCCACTATACAAGCCGTCAGCCGCCGCACCAACCGCTCCATAAGAGCGAGTCAGATAGGTCGAATCGTTAAGGTGAACGCCCCAACCCGTAAAGAACAGCGCAGACGCAACACAGCCCGAGACGACAGAGGCGATAACTTTCTTGCGTCGCCACCAGGCAACACTCTGCTCAGCGTCTTCTTTCACCTCAGACTCATCATTTTCTGCATGTTTAGCTTTACGTGTTAAGCGTTCAAACATAATTTCCTTCTCAACTCTAGGGACAACACGGTGCCCACCTACTGGAAACTATAGCTTAAACCAAAGAGGAGCATATAGTCAGCAAGTGGGCACCAGTAAAGATTTAGAACAAAATATTAGCCGCGTTCGCTATTGTCGCGCTTACGGTTCTTCAAAGCAACGCCCGCCACAATAGTGCCTGCCAGAGCCAAAGAACCACCAGCGGCAACCATCGGAATAACAGCCGGTGAAACAGCCAAAGGAACATTAGCTACACCAGCGGCACCCGTCCTAAGAGCCTGACCCTTCACAGCCGAAGAGCTAGGAGTCGTCTTAGAAGAAGCGGTAGAACGAACCGTAGACGTTACAGGCGCACCCGTAGTAGTAACAGTTGAACCAAGCGTCGACTCTACAACCTCACCAGCGGCGTTAGTTGTAACCTCGCCACCATCCTCAAAGCGGGTAGTAGTAGTACCCTCCTGAGCATCCGAGGTTACAGCCGCTACAGGCGCAGTAGAAACAACACGCCCCGCACTGTCATGACGAACCGCGTTATCCTTGGGAATTGCCGCCTGAGTAGGAGCCTTGTACACCTCGTCAGCCTTCTTAGAGATGTTAGCCGCGTTATCAACAACTACAGTGGAAGACTCAGCTGACTTCTTCTCCTCTACAGGAGCTGGGGTAGCATCTTCAGACTTCTCAGGAACTGGAGTGGTTGCATCATCAGACGGCTTCGGAGTCTCAGTATCAGGCGCAGGTGTGGGGTCAGCCGTAGTATCCGGAGCGGGAGTCTCCTCAGCCTTCGGCTCAGGGGTAGGAGCCGGAGTAGCTTCAGGAGCCTGAACTACAGAAATACGAACCTCAGCACCAGCGGCAAGATTAGGAATGTACCAGTACTCCGCCTCCGCGTTCACACTATCAGCGGAAGCAACGTTAGCCGCTACAAGGTCAGAACCCTTCACGACTTCTCCGCCGCTACCAACAACAGCACCGAAAGTAGCCCCCTCCGGCAGGTTGCCACGCAAAGAATCCAAAGGAACCCACGTGTGCGTACTAGCAACATCAGAGACGTTCGCTAGAACAATGTCCGTAAAACCGCTACCAGTGGAAGCCTGCGCTCGTTCAATACGGAAACGAGCATCAGGCTGAGACGAGAAGACAGTACCAGTACCATCAACCTCAGCACCCGCCTGAGTAGAAGCAGTAGTAGCGTCAGAACCCTCCGCTACAGCAACAGCCGCAGGCGGAGTCTCTAGCTCATCAGCAATCAACGGCGCAAACGGGGCACCCACAAGAACAGTAGCCGCCAAAACAGCACCGGAGCGGGAAACCTTCTTAGGAATAACCAAAATGGAAAACCTCCAAAAATAAGAAAAACAATAAACGCTTCTAAGAATATAGCGTCACACAGCCAATATATCGCCCACTAGGATTTTTAGTTGGAATGTAGCGGCGTAAGATGCGGAATGAAGTCAGGCTGACCAGCCGCAACCGCCGCCCCCTTACCCGTGTGCGCTTGGAGCTGCGGGCAAAGCTTAGCTAGAGGACACCAAGAGCACAAGAACGACGGAGAATACGGGAAAACGCCGGTAGTAGAAAGCTTATCGACAGCCTCATCCGCCGCTTTATACGAATCACGAACCCATTTATCAAAAGCAACAACCTCAGGCTCCGGGTCTTCCACAGACGTAATCAAAGCGGGTACCGGAGCAACATTGTAAGAATCGTGAACAGCAGGGAAAAGAAGCTCAGCATCCTTAACATCAATACCGTTCTGCTCAGCCAGAATCAAATAACTGTACTGCTGATGCGCCTCTTTAAACCCGTCCGGGATACGCCAAGACTCAGTACCATCCGGATTAACAACCTTCTCCGGCAAGCGCGGGATACGCTCCCCCGCATGAGCACCCGAACGCTTCACGATACTCGGGCTGTACCGCTTCATCTTAGAAGCCGTCTTATAGTCCTGAATCACCGGCGAACCATCGCCATTTACCGTAATACGGTCAATAATGCCGAACGTCTCACGGGTTGCCCCACCAATAGCGCCCGAAACGGGTACCTCCAACGCAGGCTTACCATCCGGCATCACATACAGCTCCGTATCCTGCGGAGACTCCACAGAACCATCAGCACGACGGAACGTGAAAGCGTTACCCACAGTCTCATACAGCCAGTCCACCTGGTCAGGCAACGCGCGAATCAAATCGTAATCCGGCTTACCCAGAACCTCGCCCGTGAAACTCTTAGCAACATCCAGAGTACGAACATCCGCCGGTAACGCCATAAGACGCTCAAAAACCTCATGGAAAGCCGAGCCGCGCTTCATCTCAACCGAAGCCGACTCCAACTCAAAAGCCCACGCATAACGCTTCACAGCAAAAGAAGCCAAACACCCGTGCAACGCCATAACAAGCGACGGAGAAATTTTAGACTTACTCAGACGCTCCAACAAATCAGCGTCCTCAAGGATAAGCGCCTCCCCCGTCAAGAAACCCTTAGCATCACCAACCGCGCCAGCAACAGCAGGACGCATCAAAGCAGACGCTACAGTCGCCTTACGCTTCAACAAATTAGCACGCAAAACATCACGGTAAGAAGCAGGCGCATCATTCAGCACCACAGGCAAAGGGGCGTTACGCTCCCCCACCGTAAGAACACGGTGCGCTGAAAGAGCAGAACCTAAATGCGCACTTAACGGCGGGCGGTCAGCAATATGCTTCAACATAGAAGACTGTGACTTAGACAGCATAAAAACTCCAAACAAAAACAGGTAAAAACGGCATCTGTAATCGCACTATCATACCAAGAGAAGAACCGCTAAGACAGAGGCGTTATAGATAGCATGCGCCAACAAACCAGGCAACAAAGAACCAGCCTTCACACGAAGAGCACCAAGGCAAACACCGAACACAGCCAAGAAAATACCACTAACAATAACACCCGGCGTAAGCGGAATACCCCAAAAATGGACAGCCGCAAAAAACAACCCCTGCACCAACACAGCAACCCACGGAACCGCGCCAGCCATAACACAACTCTTCAACACCAAGCCCCGCCAAATAACCTCCTCAAACAGAGGCGCAAAAACAATAAGCATCAAACCCAGCACCACAGGCGAATACCCCGAAAACTGAACCGTCTGCGTGTTTGAGAAATCCACACCAGGGAAAAGAACAGGAACAAGGTACGAGACAGCAAGCATCAAACCCGCAAAAACAACACCCACAGCAACACCCCACCACAAATGCGTCTTACGCCCCGTCAGCCAGGTAAAACGCGAATCATCCCGCACCGACAAAGTATCAATACCTAAAATAAGCACCGCAACACGCCCCACCGACACAGCACCAAAAAGAACACCGTACCCAATAAGGGAAACATAATCCTGCTCAGACCCCCCTAGAACCCCCACAATAGCCCCAGAAAGAATCATTACAGCCCCGAGCACCCACAGAGCCACAATAGACCAAGAAGACCCCCACAGAGCCTTATAACGCCACGGAGCAAGAATAGAGCCAAACGTCAAGCCGTTAGCCTGGAAAAAACTGGGAGAAAAATTCTTATCACTCATACAAAAATCATAGCTCATCACTAAGATATGAACCGACCAGGAGAGGTACAATTAACCTTGAAACCAACTTGTATAAGTTTGTGCTTTCCTGTCGTTAGTTGTTGCTAAAATCGACAGCTTATGGCATACTGTAATTACAGGTTTAGATGAACGAGATGTAGCTGTTAAGGTCATATTTCGCTACTCCGAATCAATAACTGAATCAGGGCTAAGGCGTAATTGTTACTACCAGCACTCCTACGAAGGCAACCTAATCCATCCACCGTCTTTGACGAGATGCAGATTGGAACCACCCTCACAGGGAAACAAAAACTGGGAGTAAAGGTTATCCGCCCAGATTTAGCTACATGTAACCCTGAGCATTTTTTGTGAGGGGCTAGAGGTATCGTAGGGTGCCTATGGCAGATTTTGTCTGACATGAATTAAATGCAACAATTGGATAGTTCTCGCAACAATTCGATACGCCATTTAAACCTATAATAGTAGAGAACCATTTCACCTGGGCTGGTGCATACATGCCGCTCAGGACGCATCTTTCCCAAGGAAAGGAGCCTCACCTATATGGCAAGGGCTAAGAAGACTGCAACAGCCGCACGACCCGCACCCGCTAACGGTAGGACTGCCGCTCTTGAAGCGGCACTGGAGCGAATCAATAAGGACTACGGCAACGGCGCAATTATGCGCCTGGGCGACAAGGAAACCGTAGAAGTCGGGGTTATCCCCACCGGCGCTATCGCCCTAGACTCCGCTCTAGGCATCGGCGGTTTGCCGCGCGGACGAGTCATCGAGGTATATGGTCCTGAGTCCTCGGGTAAAACCACCATTGCTCTGCACGCTGTAGCGAATGTGCAGAAAGAAGGCGGTACAGCGGCGTTCATTGACGCGGAGCACGCTCTAGACCCCGTGTATGCCGCTAAGCTCGGTGTGGACATTGATGCTCTACTCGTCTCTCAGCCCGACACGGGTGAGCAGGCGCTCGAAATCATGGACATGCTGGTCGGCTCCGGAGCGGTGGACATTATTGTTATCGACTCGGTTGCCGCTCTTGTCCCGCGCGCCGAAATTGAAGGCGACATGGGCGACTCTCACGTCGGCTTGCAGGCACGACTCATGAGTCAGGCTCTCCGTAAGATTACGGGTCGCCTCGCCGCTACCAACACTACCGCTATCTTCATCAACCAGCTCCGTGAGAAGATTGGTGTTTTCTTCGGTAACCCGGAGACAACTACCGGCGGTAAGGCTTTGAAGTTCTACGCTTCGGTTCGTATCGACATCCGCCGTATTGAAACGCTCAAGGATGGCGCTAACCCCATTGGTAACCGCACCCGCGCAAAGATTGTGAAGAACAAGGTTGCTCCTCCCTTTAAGCAGGCTGAGTTCGACATTCTCTATGGTGAGGGTATTTCCATTGAGGGCGGTATCCTCGACCTGGCGGTAGAGAATGACATTGTTAAGAAGTCGGGTGCCTGGTACACCTACGAGGGTGAGCAGGTCGGTCAGGGACGCGAAAACGCACGCAAGTTCCTCAAGGAAAACCCTGACCTCACCGAAGAGCTCAAGCACAAGATTTTCGTGAAGCTAGGTATCATCGAATCTGACGAGCCGGAGGTTGAAGAGCAGGAAAGCGAATTTGAAGACGCACCCGCTCTGAATTTCCTTGACGCTGAGTAACATCTGAACATCTTTTAGGCGTGACCCGATATGTTGTAAAAGTGTCGGGTCACGCCTAACCCGTCCCTGCAGAACGTTCACCCCTTTACGGATAAGGAGCACCCGCTTTGAGTTCCCGCGCTTTCAACCTTGAATCTCTCAAGAAGCGAATCGCTAAAACGCCTGTAACCACAAACCAGCTCATCGAAAAGCTAACCGACAAAGGCTTTGCCGCTGACGAAATTGTGGACATTGTGGAAGAGCTTACCGTTGAAGGCTTCCTTGACGATAGGCGCTACGTCCGCGACGCTATCTACAGCAACCAGCAGAACCGCAAAACCTCGACACGTGCTCTGCGAGATAAGCTCATCCGTAAAGGCGTACCAGCATACGTCGTGGATGAAGAGCTGAGCGCGGAAGCTACCGGCGGTGATGTTGAGAACGCTAAAGCTCTAGCTGAGAAGCACCTTAACCGGGAGCTTGCACGTAGTACCCACCCGTCCTGGACAGTACAGAAAGCTTTACAGCGAATCTATGGGAAGCTCGCTTATCAGGGTTATGATGAGGAAACCATCACACAAGCTGTAGAACCTGTTGCCACACGCCTTAAAGAAGCAACCCCGTAAAAACGGCATACTATAAGCCCCGCACTTGCTATAAGTGCGGGGCTTACGTGTGTGTACGGTTTTTATTGAAAGGAAAAAATATCTGTCAGACCATGAAAATTAGCCTATGAAACTGACGGATAGATTTAGTGTACCATGAAAATTTGCAAGAAACTAAATTTGTTCATCGCCCTGTGAACCGTGCTCACTAATAATATCCATATCTTCTCCCCAGTCTGCAAGATGGACTGCCTCTTCGTCTTCCTTCTCACCGAACACGAGGGTCTGCTCGTTACCGTCGTTATCGCGTTCACCAGTATGCACAACGGTCTGACCGGAAACCTGCTCGGTCTTAACGTTCTGAGACTCCTGCGGGTTCTCTTGAAGCCACGTGTCAATAAACTCGGGAGTAGCGAAAAAGCCCTGGAAGTCATACAGTTTACCGTTCAAGTAAACCATGCCGCGACCCTTAACGTTCGGGTTAATCATAGTACCCGCACCAGACTCTAGCGTCATTGCACTAGCCGCCGATGTCAAAACACCCGCCGCAATACGACACATAAAGTTGGAGCGAATCTCACCCGAAATGATTTTAGCGTCAGGACGTTGCATAGCTAAAATAAGATGCACACCAGCCGCACGACCCAAACGCGCAATAGAACCAATAAGCGTAAGAGCCTCACCTTTAAGCAAGTCATCAGCCTTACCCTCATCCGTCTTAACACCTGTGGGGGAAAGAAGCTCAGCCGCCTCATCAACCATCGTAAGAAGACGCTGACGGTCACCTTCAGGGAGCGGAGGTAAATCAACATAGTCCTGCACACCGTGCTTTTCCATCAGCTCATATCGTTGCATCATGGTTTGCTGACAGAACCGGAGAATTGTTAAAGCGTCATCTAGTGTTGTTGCGATACCTAAAACGACAGGGACGTAAGGTCGGTAGACAGAGAGCTCCACCTTTTTAAGGTCAATACCCAGGAAGCGCCAAGCGTTAGGGCGCATAATGCACTGAAACACAAAATTACGTTGAAGAACACTATTGTGTGTAACAATGGATACGCCGTCTTCACCACCGGCACGGTACAATCGGTGTTTAGAGCCAACAATGAAGCACCGTGACGGTACTGGCTCTACCTCTGTAATACTTTCAATTTTCATATATCACCAAGAACAAATAAATCGGGCATAAATATAGGCGTGACAGGGGAAATAAATCTCTGTCACGCCTATATCAAAAGTTAGATGTAGAAGCCGTTTAGTTCAGCAAAGACGAAACGACTCGAATGCGCTCCTCCAAATCGGGGAACTCAATAGCGAGAATCTGCTCAACAAACAGGTAATGGGCGGTGATGCCCTCGAACGTATCATCAACCTGTACCAGGTCAGGGTTGTACGCCTTCAACGCATCAAGATACGCACCCGCCTGAGTCTTATTCAAAGACGAAAGATGCTTAGGGAACACAACCTCGCCGGGGATTACCTCGTCAGCGGCAGACGCGCCCTGAGTGAACAGGTGGTGGCGTGCTTTGGTGCTCGGATAGCCAAAAGCGGGAGCCACGTCCTCAGAAACATCCGTGATGAACCACGCCGTATCAACATTGGTTTCACGCAGAATGTCCTGAAGCTCAAGAATTAGGCGAACCTGGCGGGTCTGCTCTTCCACCTGTGATAGACCGTCTAGAAGGGCTTCTACATGAACCATGTCGGCGGACTTGACGATGAACGTGGATGTGTTGGAATCCCAGTCGACGTTAATAAACGCGGTGGGCACCTTACGTACAGCGCGCGCCAAATCATCATTCTCATCATCTAGGCGCGGGTTCTTACGCAGACCGAACATGCTCGCTGACATCAAGAAACCCTCTGGGGAGCCGCCAGCAATAAACGGGAAATGCTCCCCAAGCCACTGAGAAACCTTGTCGTACTTCTCAGGGTTACGGATAGGGGTGTAAAGACTCATAAGTTAGGTGCTCCTCAAAAAAGAACTATGGGTGTTGTGAAAAACCTTCACAACACCCATAGCAGAGTAAATATTTTTTTACGCAAAGCCCTTGAGCTTATCCCCGAAGAACTCCTCAGCGCGGGTTCGTTTCTTCACAGGCGTGCGGGCAACAAGCGTAACCAGCCCAACATCAATAAAACCCTTCTCATGTGGCTTCATCTTCTTATACTGCTCATCTAACAGCTCAATAAACCTACCATGCTCGGTAGGCTTAAACACGGAGTCATACCATTCATCAAGACGCAGGAAACGAATCGTACCAGGAATCATCTCAGGCTGTTCCGCCGTATTAAGAGCATCATAGTCCGGGTTCTTCACCTCTTTAGGGTGAATGTTCACGATACCTCGCACGTGAGCACGTTTACTGCCACCAAGGTATTTACGCCACAGATAAATAGCTTGCTTCATCCGCACATACCTCGGGCGCTTAGAGCCAGGCGCAATAATAGAGAAATTACTGCGTTTCTTGCGTTTGTGGTCGTGTGCTTTGAAAGAGTAGACGGCGCGAGGGTCGTTCAAGTCCACGCCCGCTTTCCACATTTTAGAGTCAATAATCCACACCTGAGAGCCTACTACAACAACATGGTCGGTATCAGGCGTATCCACGATACCTAAATCCTCATCCACGCCATTAAGGACTTTCCGTTCCTCTTCCACCTCGTCAGGTGTTTCTCCGGCGTTAGCCTCCACCTCGGGAGGCGCTTCAATATCGTCCCCCTCCTTACGGGGAATAGACACAGAATGGCAGATAACCACGTCCGGCTTATCGTCAGCCCACTGCGCTAACGCTTTAGCAGTAAGCTCCTCACCTTCAATACCAGCCTTAACCTTACTGACACTCTTAGCGTCCCCCTTCCAGCCTGGAGGCGGGAACTCCAAAGAATTATAGAGACTCGACGCAGGCACACCAAAAGTACGGATAGACGACTTAGCGCCCGGCTTCGACAAATCAAGATTCTCAGGAACGGTCGTAATATGCTTCACAACCATGTCCACGCGCTCACTGGCACGCTTAGCACGGCGAGCCCCAATATGGTCGAAATACCCGTCCGGCGGCATCAAAAGAGGCGCATACAGTTCAGGGTTCTTACTATCAATCAGTTTGATAGCCGCCTGCGCTTCTTTCTGCTTCTTCTCATACTGGGCGAACGCCTCAGCGAAACTCATACCAGCCATACTTTATACGTCCTCACTGTCTACGGTAACGTTTTCAAAAGTCATAGAGCCCTTACCTGAAACATCCTGGGAGCAGGTTAGCGGCACGGAAACCTCAGAGCCAGCTTTCACAACATCAGCTGAGAAAGTGCATGTACCCAAATCGTCTTTATTGAACCAGCTGAGCGGGTTATACGCCTGCGCACCCTGCGCGTGTAAGCTACCGTGAATATGAGTAGCATTAGTACGCCCATCATTCTTGAGCACAACACTATAAGAGCCGTCTTTACGCGCCACCCCAGCCACAGATACCTTCGCCCCGTCTGCAAGCTCAACACTTGTGGAGCCGGTAGCATCAAAAGTGCGGTCGCCTACAATCTGGTTATTGATGAAACTGCCGGTCAAGAACACAAGTAGCGCGAGCATAACACCCGCAATACCGCGACCTGTCGGGGTGCCCGGAATACTCTTCCTAAAGAGGCGACCTAAGAGCGGTATCTTAGACCCCTTATTCAAGAAGCCCGCCAAACCATCGAGAACCTTAACAAAAAAGGCACCAACGCTCTTCCTAGAATCACCATGAGAAGCGTCTTTAACATCATCCTCTAAACTTACCTGTTCGGGCTTACTGGAAGCCTCAGAGGGCGCGTCAGGGGCGCTAGAAGGGTAATCCTGAGCTGTCGGGGTAACGGTTTCATCAGCACCTTCAGCAATAGCTTCCCACCACGGATAATCGTCAGGGTCAAGCGATAGAGCATCATCTTCATCTAACGTCTGCAAGAACGCTAAAGCCCACGGGAAATACGCGCCGGTTTCGTCTTTCAGAATGTACGCACCATCAGGGCTATAAGAAATATCCGCAGGTACAGACACATCCGGGTCAGCGGTAGCATACGGCGTAGAAGTAGATGCAGTAGACGAACTATAGGCAGGCTCATCGTTATCCGCAACGTCTGAATAGTCACCCTCTACTTCATCTGGGGTATGTTCTTCCTCCGGAGCGTCGTCATAATCATCAAACACTACTGGGGTAGGCGACTCAGGGACAGCATCGTCGTCGGGCGCGAAAGACTCACTAACGGAAGAGCCGATACGCTCTAGAGGGTTAAGGTCATCGCCAGCATACTCATCTTCCATATAGAACATGTCCGCATACTCGTCACCCTCATCAAGATACTCCTCAGCTTCCTCCTGGGGTACCTCTTCCTCTGCGGGGCTTTCATTAGCGGACGAAATATTCTGCAGAACACCATCGCCCCAGGACGAACCTTCAGACTGGAGTGCCGTAACCTCAACCTGCTCTTCCTCCGCTACAGGAAAATCAGCAACTACAGGCTCCTCAACAGGAGCCACAGGTGGAGAAACAGGTGACTGCTCAGAAGCTTGAAATTTAGAAAGACGGATAGCCATTGTTACCTTAAACAAGAAAAGTGTGGTGCTGTACAAGAAGAATATATCTGCACAGCACCACACGAATTTTCAAAAATACTACAAACGACCTATGTTGTAGTGTCCCCAGTCAAAAGCATCAGTACCAAAAATCTGGTTCAAAGCCGTAAAAGCCCCCTTAACAAAAGGAACCTCTACAGGAACTTCCTCATACTCCAGCAGGTCTGAGACTGTCATCTGAGGTAAAAGCTTAGGGGCAGAAGGAACAATACTGCTCCAGTCTCGTGCTTCTACAGGGACAGAAAGCTGGCGGTGTGCCTCCTGAAATTTCTCAAGAGTATCCGCACCACCGTTAGGTAAATCTTCACGCCAACGCGACAACAGTAAGGGGAACTTCTTGTCACTAGTCGGGCACGTCGCTAACGCCTCCCAAACCTTGCTAATAGCTTCATCGTGGGAAATAGACCAAGGCACACGTAGACGGGCGCACATGTTACCGGAAGCTGAGATAGGAACCTCACGGGCGTGCAGAATGTTCAGGTATGGCGGCTTATACGAAGCAGACCCGTCATCCAGAATCACCTTACGTTCTGGTGTGTAATTCACGTGGAATGAATATACGCGGAACGGCTGAACAGCTGGCGAGCCCAGACCGTGCGCACTAGAAAGCTTAACCCTAAACGCCTCATCAATAGAATCAGCGCCAGATATGTAAGCTTCCTTCACCGCGCACTGAGCCTCCCATACATCCTCCGCCGCTAAGAGTGAATTAGAGGAATACCCGGTAACTGTGCCTGTCCCATCATCTAACGTCACTAATACTTTACGCCCAAACTTTTTATGAGTCTTATCGCTGTACGCTACAACAGCCGCCATAATCACCGCCCCTTTAATGGGTTGTGTGGATTGAAGAAGCTCACCAATAGTGACAGTACGCATTACAGGGACGCGGGCAGGTACGGAAGACATAGGGTGCCCGGTCATGTACTGACCAGCAACCTCAGCCTCATGCCGTAGACGCTCCACTACCGGGTAGTCCTCACCGTGTAGGGCAGTATCATCGGGCAGGGTATCGCCTGTAACGGGCGGCTCCCCTGCAGGAGGTTCTACACCTAAAGCTTTAGCTTCCTTAACCAGGGCACGTTTACGCTTCGCACGCTCCTTACGGAGCAAATCAAGATACGGAACAACACTCTCGTAAGTAAGCTTACGGGACACGCCTAAACTATCGAAAGCGCCCGCTTTAACAAGCGCCTCATATGTAGTTTTCGTGACACGCCCAGCATTGAAAGTACGAACAACAAAATCCTTAAAGGAACTATAATGCCCATTCGCCTCACGGTCAGCAACAATAACCTCTGCGTCCTTAGACCCCACACCTTTAAGCATGGAGAAACCAAACGATAGGTTGCCCGCATCGTTCATTCCAATATCTGCCCCTGAAACGTTAATGTCAGGCACATCTAGACGGATACCGCGCCGCTTAGCGTCCTCAACAAGCTCAAAAACCTTATCGCGCCCAGCCGCGCCCATAGATACCTTACGGGCGATAGCGGAAGCGTAAAACTCCGCCGGGAAGTGCGCCTTTACATACAGGGCAAGATAAGCCATCGCCGCATACGCATCAGAGTGTGACTTATTGAAGCCGTACTCAGCAAAGCCAACAATCCTATCCCACAGCTCCTTCATTGCAACAGCGCTAAACCCGTTAGAAGCGCCGCCGGAGATGAAACGTTCCTCATAAGCGACCATCAAATCATGCTTTTTCTTGCCGATAGCACGCCGCAGGTCGTCACCCTCCTGAGGAGTCATGTCCGCAACCTCAGCGGCAAGCGCCATAACCTGCTCCTGATACACCAACAAACCACACGTATCCCCCAGGATACGTTCAACAGCAGTACCCGCAAACTCAGGGTGAATAGGCTGAATAGGTTCACGACCCGCGCGACGCTCCACATACTGAATGTGACTTCCAGCACTCATTGGACCGGGGCGGTAAAGCGCAGTAATAGCCGAAATGTCACCCAGCGTAGACGGTGCGAAGCGCTTAAACAGGTCAGCTACAGCACTGTTACCAAGCTGGAACACGCCAACAGTCTCCCCACGTCCAAGTAGCCTGAACGTCTCTTTATCATTAAACCGGCTTTCACGAACCATAGCCCGAAAATCAGGAACAGCCTTACCGTGAGATACCGCTAGACGGATAGCGTCACAAAGAATATCGACCGTATCAAGCCCCAGGAAGTCAAACTTGATAATACCAATTTGCTCACACGCCCCGTACTCAAAACCGGCAACAACTGTCCCGTCCTTTGCCGTATCAACGGGAATGTGGTTATAGAGCGGCGCGGAAGAAATCAGTAAACCACAAGCATGTACGCCACGCCCACGGATACGCCCCTCAAGCGCTTTAGCGCACGCTAGAGGCTTCTCCCAAGCACGGGTAGATACAGCGTCACGGAAACGCTGAGAGCCACCGTATTCCTCGCTAGAGGGGTCGTAAACTTTACCGAAAGTGATACCTAAACTATCAGGTAGCAGGCTGGTAATATAGTTAGCTTGCGCAGGTGCTACACCGTAGACGCGGGCGGCATCTTTAAGAGAAGCCCTGGTTTTCAACATCTGGTTAGTAGGTAAGCGAGCCACATGCTCACGCCCGTACAGGTTACCCACATGCTCGAAAGCCGCATCACGATGCTCCGTGTGGAAGTCAGTATCAATATCCGGCGGAGAACCCGGAGAAACAACTTTATTGCCTGTGATACGGACGTATGTTTTACCGTTGATAACACGGGTTTCTGTAGCCATTAGTGGCGTTCACCTTCCAACTGTGGGGCGCTCTTCTTACTCTTTTTGTATTTGTACACTTCGTAGGTTGCCGCATACCAGGTCGCGGAGAAGATAATCGTGTCATCTTTCACGTTCCAGTAGCCTTGAAAATCTTTCTTGAACATCAAAGCCAAGTCAAGCGCTAACCCAGATGGGATGCTCTTCTTCATGTATTGCAGACCTAAATCCTGGTCAGGAATGTCGTAGAACGGGAGCTCATCCTTGCTAACATCAGCGTCAGCGAGATAGGACACATACTTGAGTATCTGGTCTATCGCCCGCTCTGTAGCGTCAGCTAGAGATTCAACCTCGCAGGCGTGCTTTAAAGCTTCCGGGAGCTTCTTAGCATTACCGGAGGCGCAGGCACGCAAAAGCATCGTGGTAGCTGATTCATTCCCACTATATAAGCCTGGGTTGCGCAGGTACTCCTCTAGGTACTTTAGAGCGAAACGCGCTGAGCCGCCTGCACGCCGCGCACACCAACGCAAACCTTCAGGAGACACGTGTACACCCTCAGAGTCAGCAATACGCTGTACATAGCCCTCTAGGGTCTTTAAAGGTATCTTCTCGAAGTCGTATGTCTTCACGCGCGACTGGATAGACTTCTTCTTCACCTTGTGACGCTCTGTTGTGCAGAAAATAACAGGGGTAGTTTCCTGAGAATCCTTGTTCTCTAGATAATCTAGGAACGCATCCCACGCCTGGTCAGATAAAGCGTGACACTCATCAATAACAATAAAGGGCGCTTTCGCAAACCGCTTCACCGTACCGTTCGCAACAATAGTACGAACGTTATCTACACCGCTAACAACAGCCGCAATAACGTTCGTCATCATCTCGGATGGGTCAGCGTCAAAGAGTAAGCATGATTCGCAAGCCAGGCATGGGTCAGCAGAATCAGGCTCACGCCCTTCACAGTTCATGGCTTTAACAAAGACACGAACCATACTGCTCTTACCCGTACCAGCTTCACCACAGAACAAGCGCCCCTGAACGCGCCTGCCCTGAATAATATCCTGCTGAAGCTCAGAGATAATTTTCTCTTGCCCAACGAAGTCAGACCACACGCGCGGCTGATACTTCCTATGAAACTCTACGTATTCCGCTGTAGTAGCTTCTAAAGCTTCTTTAGCCATAACCTTATAAGAACCTTTCACGCCCTGCTTTTAAGAGCTTAGAGCCGTCGAAAATGTCTGCCCAATCATACTATCAGGCTCTACCAGTACCCAGTCACCGGGCAAGATTTGGTGTACGTATTTCTCAACCTCAACACCCGTTTCCGTGAGTACTTTAACCTTCTCAGAAACAGGCGCGATAACGGTTTTCTCCCCGGCACTCAGTTCTGCCTGGTCTACACGCCCCACCGAGATGAAACGCTCAAAGAACAGCCCGTGCTCGATGGGGTCAATATCAGTAATACCCAAAAGGTACGCAACAATTGACCCGCCCGCTGAGCCGCGCCCAGCACCCACAGCGCTCATCACAATATCGCCTGCCGGGTTGCGAACACTGAACTCTTCACGGAACCAGCACACGTACTCACGCACAATCAGCATGTACCCGGAGTAGTTAGCCGCCGCCAAAACATCTAACTCGTAATTGGCGCGCTCCAACACCTGCCGATACTTTTCGGGCTGGTCTTTGAACTGCTCATATGCGAGGGTGGTTACAAGCCTGCGTAGGTAGCTTTCCTCAGTCTCATTAGCAGGAATTTCAGGTACCGGGCGCAGGTCAGGTCGGTAATCAAAAAGCGTGAACCCCTCAACACGGGAAGCAATAACGCCAGAGTTAGATACGGCACGAGGGAACGATGACTCCGGGAAAAGAGCCAACATCTCAGCGGTGCTCTTGACGTAGTATTCGGTACCGTCAAAGCAGAAACGCCTACCTCCCTGCTCTTTAGGTGCATCCGACATGAGAGAGCCGGTTCCGATAGCCAGCATCTCCTCATGGTGCGGCGCATCCTCGGGGTGTGAATAGTGGCAGTCGTTAGTTGCTAGAAGCTCTAGCCCTAAATCGTTTGCAAGCTTTACCTGCTTTTGGAGTAGGTTCCGCTCCAAATCAGAGGACATGTTATGATTCATAACTTCTACGAACACGTTCTCTTTGCCATAAATCTCGACCAGGGTATTAGCGTATTCATAGGCGGCTTCATCCTGACCTAAACGGAAACGTGTGGAAATTTCACCCGACGGGCACCCCGTAGAAACAATGATGCCTTCACTATGGGAGCGCATCATGTCTAAATCAATGCGCGGGTACCCGGCGCGTTTATGCTCTGGGGAAGCCGCAAGCATCTGAAGCTTAAACATGTTCCGCAAACCTGTGTCATTGATAGCCCACATGGTCAAGTGCAAATAGTTACCGCGTCCCGACACGTCTCCCTCCGAGCCTGGCGTATCTGCATAGTAGACGGGGGTACGAACCTTAGCGCCCTCCGGGTTAAGAGGGGCAACATAAAACTCGCACCCAGGAACCGGCGTGATACCTGCTTTTACAGCCTGTGTAACCAGCTCATACGTTCCGTGCATATTGCCGTGGTCAGTGATACCTAAGCCTGTCTGCCCTAGAGCTTTGACATGCTCCAGATACTCGGCAACACTAGAAAACCCATCAAGAGCGGAGTATGTGGAGTGCGTGTGTAAATGGACGAAAGTTTCAGATGAAGAACTCATATAAACCTTTTCTTGTGTAAAAAGCGGGTTGCAACTCAAAACATTTTGAAGAAGCAACCCGCTTTCAGTAGTGTGACGAAACCCCTAAAAGGGTGTTCCTTAACGATTATTCAATTTTAACATAGGGCATGATTGAGAACAGGTCTAATAGCGGAACTTCGCAAGCTTAGCCTTTGCCTTAGCGTCCAATGCAGGCTTGGAACCGTAAATCTTCTCAGCACGTTCAACGAGAGGCGCATTAGCCTTCTTGCTATCCACATCCCTGCCGTAGATAATTCCCACCTCAGTGTAGTACACAGGCGAACCGGAACTATCTAAAGGAGAATCAGGAAGCGCTAACGTAATATTCCGCTTATCTTTAGGATTCTCACCCATCATGTCCACAAGAACTGGTGTAGCACCCGCTGGAGTACGCGAAATAACCTTGTCGAACAGCCAAGGCTCTACCGCACTATCCCGGTAAGTTAAACGGCTAGACTTAACCTTCCCACTCAGCGCCCTAGTCTTCTCAGTCAGCTCAAACACAGAGGTCATCTGTACGAAGAAGAACATATACGCCCTGTCCCCCACTACGAGAACAGAGAACGGGTCAGATTCACGTGCTGGCGGGTAGCTAATATACTTCCACAATGGCTTATCCTCGTCGGGGTTATTCACCGATGCGTCATGTGCCACAACGTCTTTAATCCTGGTGGGGGTTGTGAAACTTGGCATCTTACTCTTCCTATAGAAAAGCTTTACGCCGTAACGGTACCAAAGAAGCCCCACACCCAAATACACAACAAGGAACACAACAGCACCAATAACCGGGCTTAACGTGAAACCAATAGCGAAAAGAGAGACTAGCGTCGATACACCAAGAACCGGGATAACAGGTGACCATCGCGACATGCCGTAGCTTCCAAACTGAGAAGCAACCCAATAAATACAAAGACCCAAAACCGGGGCGAGCGCCGCAGAAATATAAGCCTCTGTATTCGGGGAAGCAAGCAAAGATACCTGCGCCAAAATAGTTACCGCATACGCCGTAGCTACCAAAGAAAGCAGAACCTTCACAATGATAGCCGCACGACTCATAGTGAAAACAATAACCGATAGCGCCAGGTACCAAACCCACGGAACCCACCACGGCAAAGAATGAAGAGCACCAGAAGTTACGGAAGCAAACACCGTAGCACACAGCACAGGTAGACCAGCCAACCCGTAAGCATCCACAAAAACGGAACGCAAGCCGTTCACAAGGTTACCCAACAGAACAGCCACGCGGCTTTTAGCGCCGGGCGGTTCCTTAACGTCGGCTACATCTTTAGCAGGCTCACTCATCGTCTTCTACCCAAGCCTCACTATTCGGTGTAGAACCACCAGTAAGGAACGGCGTAAGGTTTGGGGGACGGAAATTCTCGCCCTTCATCACCTTGCCGTCCTCACGCTTAACCGGCTTACCGTCTGCCCCGAGCTTCGACATGTTAGAGGCGTGAATCTCGCGCAGAACCTTCTCGAACGGAACACCCAGCGCAACAAAAGCGCCAACAATGAGATACAGCATGTCACCTAGAGCGTCAATAACCTCTACAGGGTCGACCTTCATCTCGGCGGCATCCCGCTTAGCAACCTCATCAATAGCAAGTTCCAGTAGACGTGCGCCTGCCTTACCGAAAATAGCGTTACAAAGCTCAGCGAACTCTTCCCCAACCAACAGGAACCGGAAACGTAACTCTTCTTTACCTACCTCGGAGGTCAAATCCATAGGCTCTGCATCTAAAAAGTTGGGGTGCTCGTATGCGTCATGGAACTGGCGTAAAGCCCGTGAGAGGAAATCCTCATCAAAACGAATCTTTCGCGGCAAAGCGGGCGGAGACAAAGGAGATAACTTATCAGACATAAGTCCTACTTTCTAAAAAGGGGGGGCGGGTTAAGGCTTGAAGTGTTTATCCGAGCCGGGGGAAAGTTTAAGGCAGTAATCACACTGCCGAGCGTAACCGAAAACGCCTGGTTCCCAATGGTGGAAACCAATACGGCACAGGAAGCTCCTAAATTTAGAGGCGTTAGAGTTTTTCATTCCTTCCTCTCCTATAGCCACAGGGAGCCGCGATGGAGACTCTTCTCAATCTCACGCTCCGTACCTTCCCATAAGGACGTGTCGGTGAAATAGAGGTTATTAACTCCCGTCTCATCAGAAAGAGAGATAATCATCGGAACAGTGACATTACCGATAGTGGTCTGTGCGCACCTGTCGAAACGATGCCAGTGACCGTGGAACAACACAGTGGGCTGAGCAATCTCTACAGCCTCAGCAATACGCTCACGGGTCACTTCCGCTTCTTCCACAGCGCGGCGGTTAAGCTTACGCGCCTCAGCGTCATCAGGCTTAATCGCATGTACGGTAGGTACGCGAGCACCAGCGGGTGCGTCATGCGTCAGCATAATATCTACCGAACCGCCGAGGCGCTTCACACCATCGGCTACGCGGGCAACATCCTCATTGGTGACGTGCTCATTAGGTGACCAGAAACCGTACATCTGAGCGTGCTCACGGTAAATACTGCCCGCGCCTCCGAGCCCAATGAAAGACACGCCGCGCCCCCTATTGGTTCCGATACGAGCCGCCGCGCCACGTGTAGCCCAGATAATGCGAGGCGTAATAGCTACAAAACCGTGCTCATCCGCCTTGTCCTTTAGTGTGGACAGCCCCTCACGGGTCAGAATAGTTTCGCTACTCCACCAGTACCCCTCAGTTCCAGTGTACTGCTCATGGTTACCTTCAACGAACACAATATAGTAGCCGCCCTTAATAGCGCGCTCAGTAATGTGTGTTACATAGGTGCTGTAGTCATCCTTGCTGGGGAAATAACCGAAATCTCCGGTATGCAGAACAACCTGCGCGTTCATGCGCTCAACCTTGTTCAGAATCTTGTCGATAGCAAGGATATTCATGTGCCAATCGCCTGCAATAGCAATGCGAGTAGCGTCCGCTAGATGCTCATAAAAGCTTGTCATATGGTCTTTCTTCCAATCTTTAAAAATGATACTCTTCCATCTTACATGGAGAGGCGCTTTTCAAAAACTTTCTCTTCACCGCGACGCAGATAAGACTCCGCTAAGGAAGCTACGCGGGTGCGCTCTTCCTCATCTTGAATACTGTTCAACGTATCCGACTTGCCCTTCCAGGCGTGGTAGGTTGCTTCCAAGCCGCCGGGCTTCAAAACGCTTTCTTCCGGCTCCTTATCCTTCTTCGCAGATGTATCAGCCGTATTTCCTGCACGGGGTGCGAGCGCATAAGATAGGGCGTGTTGGGAAGCCGCCGTAATAGCCGCCTGGTCGCGTGTCGCAAACGCTGTAGGAGCCGCACCAATAATGCGCTGACGCAGAATAGGGGCAACCGCTGGGTCGTATTCCAAACCCTCAGAGGGGTCGGGTAGGTTAGCGAGAATAGCTTCCGTAAGAGCTACAGAGTCCAACCCTTCCGCGTTGATAGCGGGCAAATCTTCCTGGGGGCGTTGCCAGACAGTTTTCATCTCGCGGGTAACTGTTCCGTCCTCAGCAATATGCCACAACGTGTACCCGCGTCCTAACGAGCCTTCCGCGTCAGAGAAGCCGCGCCTAATCAAAGACCCATTATAGAAGATACCGTTACTTTCTTTACCTACGAAGCCGCGCTCGTGAATATGTCCCAGCATCATAGCGTCCCAGTTAGCCTGCAAGAAATAGTCGGGAATGATAACCTCACGCACCGTATCGTTCACGCGGATACGTTCTTTCAACAGAGGGTCGATAAGGGAGCCGTGCGTTGTAAGAATATTGATAGCACCTTTAACAGGCGTAACTTTTTTCATCACCTCAACATTATCGGTGTACATGTGGTGACTCACCATATGGAGCACAATGTCATCATTAAGGGCATAGGATACGTAAGGTTCAGCATGAGAATAAATCTTCATCATAGGGAGATGTAGATTTTCGGTAAAAGCAACATCTCCCGCCACGTCGTTCGTGTCATGATTACCCGTAATATTGTAGACCGGGATACCAGCCTCAGCGAAACGCATCAGACCAGCCTGCATGTGGGCGCGTGCGCGGTCTGAGGGATTAGGCTCATGCCCAATGTCGCCCGCAATAACAACAGCATCAACATTATCGTTAATGATGCCCGTAATAGCATCATCCCACGCCCTATAGCCGTCCAGCTCACGAAGAGGAATAGGAGCCTCCTTGATGAAATCCAGCCCTAGTCGCCCTAGAGACGAATTATCGCGGTACCCTAAATGCAGGTCAGACAAATGAGCAATAGTGAACAATCAAAAATCCTTTAACCGGAGTAACAAGCGGCGAGCCCCTCCCCTTTTCGCATGGGAGGATGCCCGCCACAAAATCATATCAAAAACTTAGCTCAAAAACTAGAAAGAGCGAAGCGTAACAAGAGCCGCTTCAACCTCAGCACGCTTCTCATCAGAAAGCTTATCCAGCTGAGACTCAACCACAGATACAAGCTCCACACAAGTCGCTACACTCTTCACAAGAGAGTCAGCGCGGCGGTTCAGCACGTAGTTACGGTTACTAGCTTCAAGGTTAGCGACACCCTTAATCTCGTTACGGTTAGCAAGAGGGCGCTTAACGTCAGCGTAAGTCAGTACAGAAGTCATAATAAAAAACCTTTCAATAATTAAAACAAAAAAGAGTGGCTGTACGTTCCTTGAGAAACGGAAGAACAAAGAACGTACAGCCACTCTACCACATGTGTTTACGTAATTGCAAACAGGGGGGGACTAATCGCCGGTCGGAATCTCAGCCAGCTCAACCTGTAAGTCCAAGAAGTCTAGCATCAGGCTAACCATCGCGTCCGCATCCCCCGTGGACTTCACATATTCCAGCCGCTCCTTGTACTCGCCAGTAATATCCAACGCAAGAAGCCTCTGACAAGTCATCCACCCTCGATTGAGTAGGTTCCTATCAACCAGCTTCTTACCCTCCATGCTCACAGGGGCGGGCGATGAAGCAGAGGGGGCTTGTGCGGTATCGACACGGGGAGATTCAGTCTCAACCGGAACACGCTTAGGAGGCGTATCAATAGGAGTGACATTCCGAGAACCAAGAATAACCACAGACTTATAAGCCGTATCGTAATCATCAATCTTCTCACGGAAAGACCGGGTATCATCCGCCGCCCAAGCCCTAATAGAAGCCATAATACTCACGGACTCGGCATCAACCCGCCACGCCTTAGAATTAGCGTTCAACGGCTTACTATTAGACGTAAGAATAAACGCAGTATCCAAGGTACGCACGCGAGACAACGCAACATACCCCAGACCCTCCGTAAAAGAGTCATTCAAATCGAGGATAGCGCCGTCATACGTCTGCCCCTGAGACTTATGCACAGTAACTGCATAACCCGCCTTCAATGGGAACATGAGACTATATGCAAAAGGCTCACTAGTCCACTTCTCGTCCTTTTTCTGAACGGGGCGCTCCAGCTCACTCTCCATACGCAAAATAAGGTAAAGCCCCTCCCCGAACTGTACAACAGGAGACGCTGTTTTCGGGTGAGGAACATCCTCCACCTTCGTATAATAACGCCCCTTCTTCGCGCTAGGGGTAGTAGAAGCAAAAGCGCGAACATAACCCATCGTGCCGTTAGTAATCTTCACACCATCGTCAGGGTTATAGGAGAAACTGCTCTTAGGCTTCAAAGATGCCGCTTCGCCAATGTAATAACCAATAGTCGGCATGTCAGCAACAACCTTAGTATCCGGTTTAAGGGAAACCTTCAACTTCGCGCGCTCCTGAATGGACTTCCACTGACCACGCTGGGTAGGAATAAGAGAATCCTCAGCCACAAGAAGCTCAGCCTCAGACGCAAACGTAATAGAATCACCAGGGAGCCTCTGGATACGCTCATCATTGTATGCAGTAACCTTTGAGTTCTGCGTGTACAGGCGAATAATTGGCTCCGCACCCGGCTTAGAATCATCATCCAGCCCGTTAGCGTCTTCCGGCTTCACAGTACGGCTGGTAAGCGCCTCAAAATCCTCGGCTGTAAGAGCGTTCGCTGACATGTGCCTCAAAATACGTGAAAGAACCGGGTCAGTAGCGCGGTGAGCCTTAGTTAAGAAGCAGTAATGAAAATTAGCATCCACCCAGGCGGGAGTCGAAAACGGGAACCCGTCATAGTGCTCTTGAGCTCCGAAGTCGCGGTCGGGCACAGCTTTAAGCTGGTTAAAGTCACCTACAGCAACAATCTGGATACCACCAAACGCCTGGCTCGGCTTGCTTTTAACTCGGCGCAGATGCTCATCCATCTCCTGCCAAAGCTGACCATAAACCATCGACACCTCATCAACGATGAGTACGTCAATTTCTTTCAGCCGGTCGGTCTTATTGAAAGCATAAGAAGCTTTACCCGTGTACTTGTCCCAGGTCTTATTCTTACCCACACCAAAAAGACTATGGATAGTGGTTCCCTTGATGTTCTCTGCCGCCGCACCAGTAGGAGCTACAACCTCATACTGGACACCCTGCATGTCGAAAACACGGCACGCCAGATGCACGATGGAGCTTTTGCCGGTACCCGGCGCGCCTGCAATAAAAACATTCTCGCCTACAAGGATGCGGGCGAGCGCTTCAAACTGGCTAGTACCTTCGGTTTCCGTAGCCGCTTCATAAGCATTACCAGAACCTAGATACAGGTCTCCTTTTTCATCGGCAGACCCTACAAGGCGGTTGTAGGCTTCCTCAAAGCCTAAGTCCTCCACCTCAGCGAGGAGGGGGCGGTTAGGGGTTTCATGGGCTTCCTGTGGCTCTTTAGAGGGGTTTAAAGTCTTAGTCATAGTTACCATTCTATCATTAGGGCGTATTGTGGGCGTAAAAAACCTACGCACATAAAGATAAGCAGAACATTTTCAGCTCATCAGCCGTGTAGGTTCGGAAGGGGTTACGCAGGTACTCGCTAAACCGTGTAGCTACATAGAGAACGCGGTCAAACCCATAACGACGTGCAAGGTTAAAAGCGCCACGTGCAGACCACATGCTCAGTCCTGTAAGCGATACCGCTTCATCCAACGTCATTTTGGGGTTCTGTGCTATCAGAGCCGCAACCGGAAGAACGTCCTCAATTTTGCTTTTAAGGACAGCGGCTGGGAATGTCTCACCCCCGCCTGCACGGTCAATAATGGAAATAACCTCCGCCGCGTTACCGCTGATTACAGCGTCTAAGATACCCCAAGGTGCTTGGGTGCCAGGCTCTACAGGTAGATATTTCCAGACATCCTCAACGGTGAGGTTTTGCACCTCTTGCGGTGTGAGCGTACACGCATAATCGAGAGCACCAATAATGTGCGGGAGCTCTTCACCAGCGTGCGCGGCAATAACGCTAGCTACTTGCTTACTGAAACCTGCCGTCTCCAGCTCTTTACGGACACGATTCTTACCCGTCCCCTTAACTACGGTACACCCTAAATTAGAGAGTGTAGCTAAAGGCTTCTTTAGCCTGTTTAACGGGGCACCTGTTGAAAGGACAAGCCCGCCCCACGGTTCCGTTACACGACCCTCTAAAGTCTTACAAGCGACCATAAAGTCCTCTTTAGAGCCGCAAGGAACATGATAAACATACACATCACCAAAAAGGTTCGTTGCAGTAGCATCCTGCACCCTATCAACTTTTAGGAATGTACCCCCTGACGAGGCGCAAAGCTCAGCGGAATGTTTACGCACAAGGAACTTACGGAAAGCGTCATTAGGTTCAGCGATAACGACGACACGGGAAAATATCACGGGGTCACCACCTTGGGTGAAGGGCTATGAGCTTTAACAGCAGATGAGGGGACAACGAACGTGCTCGTAGTAGGCTCCTCGGAAGAGCACAGCACGCTTAAAGAATCCAAAGACTCAGCATGATTATCCCCCAGTAGAAACATCTCACCCTCCCGCAGAGTATATTCATAGGAACCTACACGGCAGGCGGGGTTCACAGCCGTTACCTGAACACCATTCACAGTCAAAGCACCCGCCGTAACAGAAATACTATCCCCGGCTGTAGCTACAACACGCTTCACGGCGACCCCGTCCGCACGTGAAAGAGCTTCCCATGTGGGCGGCATATCTACAACAGCAATATCACCACGCTTCACTGGGGTGTTAGACACTTTAGGGAACCGCAGGATTTGTCCATCTGTAAAAGTAGGAGACATTGAATTGCCGCTGACCCGATACTGAGTCTCCGTAGGTACAACAGAGCCAATAACACTATCAGGGGTTACACCCGCATTATAAGCACCATAAACACCCCCACCCAACAGACACAGGGTCAGAGGGATAGCCAGCCAACGCTTTTTGAAACGCCTACGCGGGCGTTCCACTACCACGCCTTCACGGGTTGTTTCTTCCGTGTAAGGCGCGCGCGTTGTGCGACGGATAGTGTCCATGAGCGCCCGTAACTCACTAGTGGGGGTGTTATTCATAGTTCCTTCTTGTAAAAACTACTTTTTGCCGTGCTTCTTGCGTTCGTTCTCATTCAAGCCGCCTCGGGCTGTGTTTAGCCCAGAGTCGGTGACACGGAGAAGAGCGACCTCAGCGTTCAGCAAAGCCCTGAAGACGTTCGCGGCAAGGTTAGCGTTAGTCTTGTCATTCTCAGTGACTAAGAGCTTGTCGTTCGCTACAACCTCATCAATACTGAAACCCTTACAACGCAAAACAGAGGTATCCTTCACAACCGCTTCAGCTAACCTCTTAACATTCGGCGCGCCCTCCGAGCCTGTAGCCTGCGGTGTTTCCCCGCCAGCCGTGTTGCGAATCTCATAGCGTGCTGTAGTCTCCGCAAATTCATTAGCGTACTCAGCGGCGGCTTTCTGCCGTTTAGCCTCCAAATTCCTATTGTTCGCCTCCACAGCGAGGTGAAGCTGGTTAATAAGCAGTTCCGACAAATCAGTGATGCGCGTCAGGTCACGCGAATCAAGCTCCGCCTGCAACATCTCAGCCGTATAAACAGGCTGATGCCCCTCCGTCTCAGAGAGCGTGTCATAAATCTCAGCCGCCGTAGACACAACACCTGCCGGTGACGAATACCCAGGGCGCGGCTTACCATAGTGAGTCTTAATACCCTTATCGTTGCTCATAGAAGAGCCTCCTTAAATAAAAAGAAAAGCTATATGTAGTAAAATACTACCTACATATTATAACGGTTCAAACCCAGAGAAAGAGGTTCAGCCATATGGCAAAAAACACTCCCAACAAGTCAAAGTTCACCAGGCGTGACGCTCTGAAAGTCACAGGTATCGCCCTCCTAGCAGGCGCGGCAGGCGCAGGCGTTGGAACAGTTATCGATGAACAGAACAAGCAAGAGCTGAACAGCAAAATTGCTGAACTCAACAACCCAGACCCCACCAAGGTGGCGGAAGTACAAGAGACCAATAAAGCCAGTGAAGCTATTACACCTACCACTACAGATGCTACCCCCTCCTACCCTACAACTTACGACCCGAGCGTAAACACGGAGGCGGAGGACACGCCGGAAAACCTCCCGGACACAACAACGCCGCACTATGGGGCGGAGCCAAAGAATTATGACCCGAACAAACTAGACCCGTTCTCTATCCGTATCCCCATCATCAAATTTAACGCTGAACTCCAGTACACGGGTGGCACATATAACCCGAAGACGGGGCGAACAGAGATTAACATTCCCGTCACATTCCGTATCGGTGTTTACACCGACTCGGCACCCCTTACAAGTGATAAAGGTACTACACTCCTTGTTGGGCACGTGAACTGGGCTAATGGCGCGGCGGCACCTATGAGCGCTATTACCTACGCTAAGCTCGGCAACACTGTTCTCACCTCAGACCTAGACGGAACCATCACAACGTGGGAGGTTACCCGAATTGAACCTAAAGTGCCGCAGGTCGATTTGAGCAACTGGTGGGACGTTACAGACAAGACGGGCGAGCGTCAGCTCATCATGGCAACCTGTAGCGGAACTCAAGTGAATGGACGCTGGACGTACACAGATAACTACGTGGTAGTAGCGAAACCTAAAAAGTAGTTAAAAGCAACGTTTCAGGGGCATATTAACCGGAATAGGACGGTTAATATGCCCCTGAATTTATATCTAATCTAACTCATTGAGCTTACATATGCGAAAACTCTAACCGTGAGCACTCACCACATTGGGAGACACTCTGCGCTTATCGCACTACCTATATATCAGAGCTTTCTCTAAATGATAGTCATCCCATCAGCACTAATGAGCGTAGGAACATTTGGCGCGTATATTGCAGATGCGTGCCGCTTATGTACAGCTTGCACATGCGCCCCAAAGCCACGTTGAAAATCATCCAGCTTCACAAGGCTCTTACGGACACCATCTATCGCATAAAACGGCGCGCCCTTCAAAGAAACACTAGTCCCCCACCTGTGATACCGCATCCGCTCCGCATAGAACATAGGGTGTAAATAGGTGCTGAGCATTTCATGTGCTGTAGTATCACGCATAGAAACAGAACCATGCACCTGCGGGAATGGGCACCGTTCTGGAGTCGCCATCCAAGAGCTGTAAACCTCCGCGATAGGGTGAGCCATAATCGGGTTCGCGGCATAGTTGATACCGTCCCCTAAACGGTGGCACTCTCCTTGGTAAAGAGTTCCTAAATATTTAAGGTTTAGCGCGTAAGCCGCCTCGCGCGCTGTTTGGGGTCTACCAATATTTACCCACTCGCCATACGATAAGCCTGCGTGAGTGATAAGCCTGCCGTCAGCTTCAACAGCTACATAGTATCGGTGTGCCGCCGGACTGCGCTTCTCATCTGTAAGCCAGCCTTCACGAACAAAATTAACACCATCCGTTGTATCTCGTAGGTACTTGTCTGCCTGGTCTTTCGGGAGGTTGAGATACACCATCTCGTTAGCACCCATAAGATTCACAAACGGTAAGAAGGAGTTAATAGCACGGGTCGATAAAGCATCTAGTAGCAAAGCATTTTGCGGTACAGGTGAAATATTACGAGGCTCATCATCAGCATTAACACCTAACTCAAGGAACGGAGCTAACCGGAGCATATTACCAAGAGTGATAGTTCCGTCCACTGTGTTAATCAAGTCAAGGTACCTGTTCTTATAAACATTATATTGACCGTGCAGACCAGGAATAAAAAGCTTATGGTCAAAAGAGGACGTATCCCAGGGAAGCATCTCCTCAGCCGTGCGCTCCTCGGGCTCGACATAGTAAACATCTTCAGGGGTAGACGGCTTAACACCCTGAGACGATTCTGACGGGGAAACGGTAGGTAACGGGAAGCCAGCCACAGCGTGCTTACGTCGCGCCCCTGACGGGTAGAAGAAACGGGACTTAGCCCACTCCGGGATTCTGTCTTCCTGAACAATATCCCAGTTAATCAGCGGCGGCTTACCCGACGGGGATGTAACGAAGCAGTCCACCTCGTCTTCGGTGTACAGCCCCTTAGTGTAGGTAGACCGAACAATCTTATACATCCTGTCAGTCAGAACGTCTATGCCTAGTTCTGCGCCGCGCAGGAAGATAGGGTGGTCTTTGGGGAGCGGGTAAGCACGCTTAGGTGGTGCGTCATAGAAGAACGGGTCTAAAACATCCGGGGACTTTTGTGTCTTAGCGGCACGCATCTCTCGGCTTAACGCAAGCTTATCGCTATAAGAAGCTCTAATGTGTGTGTAAAGGTTCGCAACATCTTTCGGGTTGTTAATGTCACCAATAGAGGGTGAAGGGGCGCGCTTCACCTCGGGTAAGCTGTTCTCTTCTTTAGACACCAAAGAGCACTCCTAACATCTTAATCGTCGTTCAGGGAAATAATCTCGTAAGCTTTCTTAGCCAAGTCATCTAGAGTGCCGCTGTTCTCCACAATGAACTGGAAATCTTGCGGCTTGAGCGTGTTCTCAGACGGGTGTGTGTCAGGAACGTCGTCACCGAAACCAGGGCGGGTAATCCAGACCGTAGTGCCACCCAGCTCTTTAATAGCTTCCAGCTCATTCTGAAAACGAACACCCGTAACAACAACATTATGCCCAAGCGCTAGAAGAGTAGATACGCGGGCACGCATGATAGAAACCCAAGCGTCCTCGTCTATCATCTCGCGCACAACATCCGTACCAAGACGCTGTAGCAGGCGGCGCACGTCAGGGTTACGTTTCGCAACAACCCAATCCCCCGCACATACATCACACAGGAAGTCAGACAAAAGCACCGGGGAGCCCTCATGATACACGAGCGGCTCTAACGCAAGAAGCGCATCATACAACGGGTCAGACATACCGATAGTAACCCACTCAACCTTCAAAGAATGAGCAAAAGCATCCTTGCCGTGCCCCTTCAACCCGCCTACACCAATAAGCTTCCCGTTCACGGCGGGGGCTTCATTAGGCTCGGGTGCGGGCGTGGAAGAAGCTAGAAAAAGAATCTCATCGCGATACGCGCGGTACACGTCACGCACTGCATCGGCTACAGACTCCCAACTAGCAGGCGGCGTTACTGAATACGGCGCGCCACCCTGAGTAGTGCTCAAAGCACGAGTGACATCATGCAAATCAATAGTTTTACCATTAAACAGGGCGTGTAACTTTGGGAGGGCAGGTTTAATAGCGCTCAGAATTTCGCGGGCACCCCAACCTACCAGCACAAAATCAGCGCCTTCATAGCCAGCCTCACGCAACCCATCAAACACCACTAAAGCACTAGGGGCATCCGAGGGGATAGAGGCTCCTGTAATAACGGAATGGGTAATAGGTTCGCTCAGTTCGTCAAGCGAGCCGCCCGTGATAGGCATAAAACCCACACGTTGCCGCTCAGAATCAAGATGTGCAACGACCAGAATAACAGGGTTAATTGTGTTCAAAAAATATTCCTTAAACTAAAAATTGAAGTCGCATATATATTCTACCGCACAGGTGCCCCGCCTGCCAGGTCTTCACGCAAAGCAAGCGGGGCACCCCACTATATTAGCAACGAATAAATAAACTAGCTGGAACGGTCACCTTTACCGAAGAAGAAATGACCAGTGAACCAAGCCAAAACAGATGCAGCAAACGCCGTAATAGCAATCAAGAAACCATTCTTACCAGCAACCTCATCGTGACCTGTAGCCGCTACAAGCTTGGGTTTTTCAGTAGGCTGTAGTGGCTTAGAAGAATCATCGGTGGGGCTTGAAGACACCGGAGACTCTACAGCTGAGGCGGGCGCGTTACTCTCAGGCGTTACAGCGCCCTCAGGGGAAGGTGTAGGCGCGGCTGTAGGTTCTTTATCGCCTGGGGTTTCTGTAGGTTCTGAGGGGGCTTTAGAAGGCTCCTGGGGGGAAGAGGGGGCTACCGTGGGCGTAACCGTTGCTTCCTTGCTTTCTGTGGGTACTGCAGTAGCTGTAGGGTTGCTATCACTCGTAGGGGTCACCACAGGAGATGTGGGCGCGGGAGCCGCTGTTGTTTCCACAGGCTTAGGAGCCTCAGTGAGCTTAGGGGAAGCCGCTTCCGATGGGATTGGGGAAACAGAGGGCGTGACTACAGGGGCGGGCTCCTCAGTTGCTTTAGGAGTCTCCGGCGTGGGTGTTGCATCCACCTTAGGTGTTTCGGCAGGTGTGGGCGCAATAGTAGGAGCCGGGGCAGGAGTCTCAGCAGGGGGTGGGGTTGTTGCTTCCGGTGTGGGGGCAACCGTCTCAGTCGGTTTAGGAACCTCTACAGGCGCGGGTGTAGCTGTAGGCTTAGGAGTCGCTGTTGTTTCCACAGGCTTAGGAGTTTCCGAAGGTTTAGCTTCGGTAGGCTCCGGGGTTGGTATTACGGTAACTAGCGGGTAGTGGCGCACGTAATCAAAGGAAATTCCGCCCGTGGGGTTGGACTGCAAACCCCAGTAAACGTTAGATACGCGCGCGGTCAAAGTCGTGTTCAGTGGCTGACCAGCCGGGAAAGACTTCGCGTAGTTAGGGTCGGAAGACTTCATCTCCTCAACCAGCACACCATCACGGAAAATCTTAATCCCATCGTCTGTTTTCAGGATGCCAACAACTACAGGCTCCCCGGCAGGCTTGTTAGTATGCCAGCCGCCCTTACTGTGGGTGACTTTCTTCCCAGTCTGGGCATCAATAGCGTCCTGACTGTAGTGGATTACCGTCTGATTTTTATTACTCTGGTCAAACTTCTCTTTCTTGCCCGATGCGTTACGAGTATTGAAGTCGGTAGCACCAAACGCCTCGAAACCGTCTACTTCACCTTTTTGGGAACCGGCGACGTTGCCGTTCCCATATAGGTAAGCACCCGAGTGGCTATAGCCCGTGTATGAGGAGATTTTGAACTCCCAGTAACCGTTTTCAAAAGCGGCTTTATTATTGGTGGTAACCTCCGCGGATTCACCTTTTTGCCCGTTAGCACCCACTTTAGTGGCGAGATGTAACTGACCATCCCTAACGGACACGGCGTTCTTCGTGTAACGCCCGTATGGGTCTTGCTTAGCTTCCGAGTACCCGTCATACACGTTCCAGAAATCCTTATTAAGCTCTGTCCCGTTAAACTCGTCCGCCCAGTCGGGGCAACCAAAATCAGGCTGATAAGCGCTCTTTAAGCAAGAACCAGCGGGGGTAGGGGTCTTAGGGATAATGTCGGCGGCGTTAGCGCCCACCGCGCCAGTCAGCATTGACAGAGCTAAAGCGGTAGCACCGACCTTCTTTTTAGAAAAACTACTCATATATAAAATTCCTACAGATAGGAGCCGCTCACCTTGAACGGCGTTGTACCGATGATTACCTAAACCGTATAGCAGTGTGAAATCTGTCACATGAAAAATTGGGAGTAAAAAGGGCGGGTGCCCTGCAATATAACGCAGGACACCCGCCCAAATTAGGAAATCTCTACAAAATTAGAGAAGAACCGACTTAGCTTTCATCAGAGCGCTTACGTGAGCGCAAAGCCAAAGCACCACCAGCGGCTACTACAGCAAACATGCCACCAAGAGCAACAGGGCTAGTAGAAACACCACCGTCGTGACCAGTCTTAGCCTCAACCTTCTTTACAGGCTCGGCTGGCTTCTCAACAACAGGCTCAGCTGGCTTAGGAGCTTCAGGGACTTCCTTAAACACGTTAGTCAAAGAAATCTCAGCCTGAGCAGACAAACCAGAAACGGTGTTTACCGTGTACTTAACGCTAGGCAGGTCACCCTTAAAACCAGCGGTGCGGGTGAAGGTTACAACACCATTCTCATCCACACGGTACGTACCCTCGGGGAAGGTGCGCTCAGTAACCGGCTTACCGTTCTCATCCAAGAATCGGAGAGTCTTCACGTCCAGCGGGTCATCTTCGCCGTTAATCTTGCCGCCCACATCGTTCTTAACAATATCCTCAAGAACGGTCGGGTTGTCGCTATCAATGGTGAAGCTGTCGTTATTAGCCTTCGGCTCTACGAAAGTAGCCTCCGGCAGGTTCTCAACTACAGGCGGGTTACCCGGAATCTCAGAAACAACGTTAGCGGTTGCCTTAGCCGGGTCACTCACAGCCTGCGCGGAACCAACAGTGCCTGCAACCTTAGAGCCGTCCCACTTCTTAAAGACATTAGCGGTCTGAGTAGCACTGTAAGTAACCTCTACAGATTCGCCTGACTTCACAGAAACAGCATCCACAGTAAGGGTCTTAGTCTCACCCGGTGCAAGAGTGAAACCGGCAGGCAAAGTAACCTTAGAACCAGACTTACTAGAAACAGTCAGGTTAGACTCATTCAGGGTAACCGCAGAATCCGACTTATTCGTAAGCTCCACGGTAACCTTGCCGGTAGCCTTACCATCATCCCCAATCTTCAACTGGACGGGGGTGGTGTTCGCATCGTCACCGTTAATCTTAGTGACAATACCGATAGAGGTATTCACAGGTGTGACATGCAACGTTACAGTGGACTGAGCCTGAACGCCGTCCTTAGTAGTAACCGTGTAAGGAACCGTGAAATCACCCACGACGTTCTGCGGATGCGTGAACTGAACCTTACCGTTTACGACCTGAGCCGTAACACCAGAGTCACCGAAGGTATAAGAGGAAGAACCGCCAACCTTCAAGGTAGAAGCGTCAATCTCACTGCCATCAGCCTTAGCCGTAGCGAGCGGGTCAAGAGTAACACTCTTATCGCTATTCACAGCCACAGTCTTCTCAGCTGGTACAACAACCAAAGTGGACTGCTTAGACCAGGAGAACGTCACCTTAGACGGCATCTTCGTTGTAGCGTCTCCGTTATCGTAAACGTTGTAGTCCAACGTCAAGTCGCCGGAGAAGCCCTTCTCTGGAGTTGCGGTAGCTACGCCGTTAGCGTCGATAGTGATAACAGCCTTACCGGGGACAGTAATCTTCTTACCGTTCTCCGAAATGGTAGCACCAGGAGTATCCACAAACACGGTGCGGTCATTCTTAATGGTGTACGGGTTAGGCGTAGAAGCGTTCTCTACAAGGTTAGCCTTGAGAACCTCGCCATACTTGCCGCTCTTAGACTCGTTACCGTCCTTGGGGAGTGCGTTAGCCTCGGCGGAACTATCACTGTAACTGTAGCCACCCCACCCCTGAGTTTGACCTGTCTGAGGACGACCCGCCACGTCAGTCCTGTATGTGTGAGCCTGGAACGTGAATATACCCTTCTTAGCGCGCACAGCCTCAGTAGTTAGAACAACATCACCACAGCGCGGCTTGTCATCCGCAAGACCCGCTCCCCAAGCTGACTTGTCGTTCGCAGGAGCGGAAGTAGTAGAGAACCAGAAACTTTCGCCATCGTACTGGGCGGTGTACTTCAACACAAGCTTATCTGACGTGGACTTAGCCCAGTCAATCGTAGCAAGCGGAGTGGTGATACCGCGCTTCTCAAGCTCACCGGAAGTTGCGTTAGTGTACGAACCTGTAGCGGCACGCACCCAGAACTTATCAGAAACAGTGTTCACATCATAGGTGCCGTTAAGCCACTCTTCCTGAGTCATACCACCATTGACAGTGAACAGCTTACGCGCGTCAGGGTTATCCTTACCCCACTGAGCGAGCTCCTTCCCGTCCAGGTAGTAGTAACGTCCCCCAATTTCCTTAGTGGGGACAGAATGATTAACCACAAAGTTCGGGTTATCCTTCAGGTAGCTATCAGCACCATCTAGACCGATACGGAACTTCTGGTCTGCCTTGTCAATGGTAAGCTCAATCTCATAAGTGCCGCCCTTGACAACGCCGTTCGGGACAGTCTGTCCCTTCAAGAAAGCGTCATTAACGCCACACTTAGCGGCACCGCCACCGCCGTACCAGACGCCGCCAGGCGGAATGAAATTAGGCGCTTTAGAAGCTGGTGCAAGGTTAATCTTTCCACCATCAATAGTGGGGACACCCGTCGCCTTATACTGTAGGTCATACGTTTTAAGTACCTGCTCATCATTCAGCGGGTCGATGGTAGCAGTAAAGTTTGCGGAAATATCACGCGGGTAGTTAGTAATTGCATCAGTCCAGGTGATACGAACCGCACGCGGATTCGTCGGGCTATTGGAAAGAACACCAATCTTCACACCGTTAGCATCCACGACCTCAGTCATCTTAGTGCTGAATAGCAAGTTAGAGGGGTTCTGCTTACCCTGAGAACCAGCCGAAAGGGTGGGAACGAGTTCAATCTCGGTGGTCTGCCCTGCCTTGAGAGCACCATCCTTGTTAGGGATAGTCAAAGTAACCTGGCGATTAACGCCGGTACGACCATTAGTGAGAGTCTGAACCTCACCCTCACCGCCTGTAACGGTAAGCTTAGACCCCGCCAGGGACGGGTTTAAAGTAACAGCGGACGTAGAGCCGCCGGTGCCTCAGCCGCGAAAGCCTGAGTAGCGCCCGCAAGCGGCGCGATAAGTGATAAACCTGTCAATGTGAGTGCAGTAAATGCGTTACGAGGCGTAGTTTTTGCCAAAGTAATCTCCAATGTTGAGTTTTCTTAGAAATATGAACAATAAGGGGTATCCGCCACTTATCGTTTCAACCTCACCCTGTGCGGGTAAAATTGAGTCAATAAGAACTATAGCAGACACCCCCTACTTATGGTTAGAGGGCACTAAGCTTACCCTTGAGATACTGTGCCGCACAATCGTACTTCACAAGCTCCCAAGCATCTTCATCTGTAACCTCATGGAGGCGTGTTTCATCCCTGTTATCCGCTACCTCAGCATTCTTCACAATAGTCGCTAGAGGATTCTTTGATACGCGAGACAAATAGATGCGGTAGGAGTCCTCGTCGGGGCGGCGCGTCAAGAAACTCAGAGCCTCCGTAATCTCAGGTGAGAAAATCTTCTCCAGCTCACGAACGGGCACGCCAGCACGCTCCACAATGTCATGAAGATAAGCCACCGTAACAGCTGTAATATCGCCGTTTGTGTCTTCATCTACACGGCGCGCAACATCGGTAATATGCCCAGCATAGTAATCGTTGCCACCACGGTCTGTAGTACCAAAATGAGCCGCACGCGAAATGAACTTAGCAACCTCAAGAAGCCAATTCTCATAATCTAGCGTCACCAGGTTCTCGTGTGAAAACTTAGTGTTCGCTTGCAACTCTAGCTCCAAGGAACGGGCGCGTGCCGACAGTAGCCATAGATTACGGTTGTGGGTGAATACACCAGGCACAACAGCGCCACCATTAGTACGGCACAGAACAAGCTTGTAAGTATCGGAAGCGGTAACAGGGTAAGGGAAGCTCATTAAGAACCAGCCTTCCAAAATAGGAAATGAATGTTACATAACTAACATAGCACAACACAGGACACAGTAATGCCTCCCAGGTTTTCACGCCGGGAGGCATTACTAGTATCTATACAAAGGACATTACAATTCCATCAATATCTACCAGCTGAGGCATATAGTCGTATCGAGTCTATGACAGGTAGTAGGTACATTAGGAAACCACAATTTGTGGCTGTAACCATTCTATCACATTAAAGAGCGGTGTAGTAACCATCCACAGGCATGATAGAAGTGCTGTGAATAAGAGTGCCCTCAGAGGGGTTTAGAGCGGAAATCATCTTACCGTCCCCCAGGTAAACACCTACGTGGCTGTAACCATTCTGGAACACAATATCACCAGGCTGAGGGTTAGAAGTCGGCTTCAACTCCCCCACCATGCTGTAAGTGTAAGCAGTGAGCTTGATGCCATGCTGAGCGAAAACCCAGGAAACGAAACCAGAGCAGTCCCAAGCCTTGAAAGTCTTGCCGCCCCAGATATAAGCACCACCCAGACCAGTCTTAGCCGTGTTCACAATGTTTGCACGCTGAGCACTCAGGTTATCGGTAGACGGAGCCGTCGTGTTTGCCGCTGTGGGGGTTACACGAACTGTGAAGTTAGAAGCCGCCACAGCGGTAGGGGAAGTAGAAACAGAACTAGCGTTACTAGAAGCCGTAGAGGGAGAAGCGGCAGTATTCGGTGCGTAAACCACCTGCGCGCTGGACTGTGGGGAAACAGAACTATCCGAGCTTACAGTGGGAGTAGAGGTAGGCGTGTCGGAGCTTGAGGTAGCCGCACTAGCCGCAACCTTTTCAGCTTCCGCCTTAGCTTTAGCTTCCTCATCTGCCTTCTTCTTTGCCGCCTCAGCATCCGCCTTAGCCTTAGCGTCAGCGTCCACCTTAGCCGCCAATTCGTTACGGGTGTTATCAATACCCGTAAGCACCTCATCGAAAGCCTTAGCGCGAGCCTGAGCCTTACGAGCATACTCATTCTGGAGAGCGTTCTGAGCGACAAAAGAAATAGTTTCATCGCCCGCATCAAGAATCACGTTCTTAAACTCGCGACGCTCAGCAGGAGTAAGCTCAACAACCTGAGTGTTATTGAAATCAACCTGGCTGGTAGGTGTGACAGGAGCCTGAGCAGTGAAAGTTGCAGGTACCGGCGCATCAGGCACCTTAGTATCCGCGTATGCTACAGACGGCGCAATCAGAGCCGCAATAACAGGGGTCGCAATGGTCAGCTTAGTGTAAAACTTATTACCCATAGGGTTGTAGTCTTCTTTCGGTTAGATTATTTCTGGCAGAGGTTTGTGAGATTAGCTGTCAGGCTCGACATGTCAGATTCTTGCCGCCACCATGAGTGGTTAGCCTCAGAACTCCCATAAAAGGAAGTTCGCAATGTGGGTTTCCCACCCCTCCACTAATGTAAGGCTTCGTTGTAAGTAGCGCCCGTGGAGGGTTCAACCATGACGCTCAACAAAAATTAAAGCCGACCTTGCAGATAGTGATTATCTAGGCAAAGTTGGCTCTAACTTTTAACCCTACCGGATAAGTATATCACCTAATCAGGCGGGTAAACAACCTGGTTCGTTAATGCGGCAGAACACCAAGAATAAAGGTGTTAGCACCATAAAGCAGGGCAAGGTTGTAGGTTGCGTGAGCAATCCAAGAAGCGTAAATGTTCTGAGTCTTCAATGTCAAAACGCAGAGCGCAACACCAGACAAGAAGTATAGCGCCAGCATCGGCACAGAACTCACAACCGTAGCGGTAAAGATACCGAAGTCACCTACGGAAGAGGCAGTCTGAAAAGCGGTCAAGAAAGAGCCCGCAATATGGTACGCCATAAACCCAAAGGATGAGAGCGCAACCATTAGAGCTTTAACGGTGAAGCTACTGTTACGCACTAGAGAAAGCAGGAAACCACGGAACAGAATCTCCTCCGCGATAGGCGCTAGAGCAACCGTGAAACCCAAAGAAGCCAGTAGCGTGGGGAGGTTCATCACCAAATACGGTGCTACAGAAGAGCCTGACGAAGCTGACGGGACACCCAGCCGGTAGGTAGCAACGTTAATTACAAGAAGAGCTACAGCACCAATAATGCCGCCCACAAAATAGCGGTAAGTGTTTGCCGGGTTAAACACACCAAACAGCAACTCTTTAAGGGGCATGTTCAGGCGGCTCGCAACGAACAAGCCAGCCACAGCCGTCAGGGTTGCAGTCACAACACTGTACATCATAGAAAGCACATGTGTATCCCCAATAGGGAGGTTCCAAGAAGACACACTGCCGCTTACAAGGTTAATAATTGCGTTAGCAACAACAAAAACACCCACAATGAACGCCAAACCCACCAATAGCGAGAAACTAGCGGACAGACCAGACGCATGCGAGGCGGAGTTAGTCTCAGCAGGCGGCTGTTCTACGGGGCTTACAGGGGGCGCTGTGACGGGTGCTTCACCCTCAGCGGGGGTTGTTTCAGTAGGGGACATAAAAACCACCTCTCGGTTAGAAAAATAAGGGAATAATTTCATTATATAAGGAAAAACCTGGTGGGCTGAAACCAATATTGAAGCTTCAGCCCACCAGGAAGTTAATATCGTAGATTAGTCAGCGATTCGCTTAAAGTAGCCACGTGCTCGCAGACCCTGTGCAAGACCAGCACGGCGTGCTTCCTTCAAGTCAGCCGCCTCGTTAGCGCGGTAATCCTTCAGGCTCATACCGTACTTATAGGTTTCGTACTCATACTCGTCACCAAAACGGGTGCTAGTACCGGGGCGGCGGCGCATATCCTTAGCGGCAGTATAGGGCAACAGACCCTCAATGTAGAGCAGGAAACCGTCGGTAGTACCAAACACAAACTTCGGGTTGCCAGAGTTGCCGGTAGAAAGAACACCGAAGCTATCACCGCTCACCTTGAGCAGTTCGTTACGCAGAGGCTCCTTAGTGTCTGCCGACTTGTAGCGCTTAAAATCGCCCTTATTTACGTGCCAAACCAGACCGCTCATGGTGTTAATGATGGTCAGGTCGCCAAACTGGGAACGGATAGCGTGCCACACCGGAGAGTTAGAGCTCATGTAGGTGTGCATGATACCCATATCCTTCTCGGGGTGCTCCTCATTCGGGATAGCCAGGTTGAAACGGCGGGAAGCGTCACGGTGGCGAATGTAACCCTGAATACCAGACACGTTACGGTCTGCCTTCATGTTGCCCGGCTCGAAACGCCACCCATCCGCAAACTCAAAAGTATCAGCAGGCAGGACAGCGGAAGCTCGAACATCGGAAGAAACTACAGCCCAGTCGTGCTTGTACTGATGCTCGGTGGATACAACGAGCGGGTTCTTACGCCAGTGACGGCGGAACTCGTCATCCATAATTGCATAAGCCGGAGTTACAGAGGTAGCACCCAGGTAGAGGGTAATGTCCTGCTTGCCGCCCCCCTTAATGTTGCGGGTTGCTCGAACAGACGGGGTATCCTTACCGGAATCTACCTGCTGTTCAGTGGGAAGCAGATAGACGCTCTGGTTCGGGGCGCTCGAAATGTAGATAGGAACGAAGCCACCCTCAAAATCGCCCGCCAGGATTACACCATCTTCATAACCCAAGCCGTGCGCGTCGTCGCGGTGGGAACTAATAGCAATGAAAAGGGTACCGTCAGTATTCGGGGTGGAACAGATAGAGGTAATATGCTCAGCCTTATAAGGCTTACCCTCCGGGTCTGCAATATTTCGCAGAGTCCAGTTACGGTTCGCAATATCGCTTTCCCATACAGCGGTGCGGTTATGCAGGTGATTGAAACCGGCAGGCTGAGACGGGTCAAGCAGAGGAATGTAGATACGACCCTCAGCATAGAAACCCTTAATAGCTTCCGAACCGGCAGGCTGTACGTTAGTGATGCTGTTACCGTTACTATCGAAGGCGGAGATGCTTACTCGGCTAGTACCCCAAGAATCGCCGTTGAGGTTGAGGTTACCGTAACCGGGAATAATGTTGTTGTCCGGAGAGACGGTAATGGAGTTGATAGCCGCCAAAGATTCATAAGTGTTGCCTCGCTTAATAGCGTGACCAACAGCGGGGGTGGGAATCTTTGCGACAGTGGGGCTGATAGCGGGTTCAATGAAGCGCTCGCGGGCGTTAGCGGCGGGAGTACCCATAGCTACAGCGGCGGCACCAGCAATAGAGCCAGCAATCAGGGAACGGCGGTTAATACGCATAGTTAATTTTTCCTTCCAATAATGGAACAAGTTGAAGTGAATAATGTGTACAACTTCGGAACCGAAACCGTACATATGAAATAGTAACACATGTTTTTAATGGTTTGCAAATCGGGTTGTGAGGTGCCCCATAACCACCCGTCTTACCTACAGTAAACCTGCCTGTGCTATACTTTGGACAAGCCGCGCGCACCCCGCACGTGGCAATAATAGAAAGAGGTAAGCTCTTATGGCTAAGGAAACAATCTTCACCCGCATCACCCGCCTCGCAAAGGCAAACATTAACGCCCTGATTGACAAGGCGGAAGACCCGGAGAAGATGCTCGACCAGATGATTCGTGACTACACGAACGCCATCATTGACGCAGAAGCCGCAACCGCGCAGACAATCGGCAACCTACGCCTTGCGGAAAAGGAACACGAAGAGCATGTTGCCAAAGCCGCCGAAAACGGCACTAAGGCTCTAGCGGCATCCAACAAGGCAGACGAATACCGCGCCGCAGGCAACATTGCCGAAGCAGACAAGTTCGACGGTCTTGCAAAGCTCGCCCTGAATAAGCAGTTGCATGAGGAGAAGCAGGCGCAGAATCTTGAGCCCTCTATCGCCTCCCAGACTCAGGTGGTGAACCAGCTCAAAGATGGGCTGGAGAAGATGCGTGCCAACCTGGAAGAGGTCAAGTATAAGCGTGATGAGCTTGCCGCCCGCCACAAGACCGCACAGGCTCAGTCGCAGGTAAACGACGCGCTCAAGGCATTTAACGTACTCGACCCCACCTCCGAGTTCTCACGCTACGAGGATAAGGTTCGCCGTGAAGAGGCTAAGGTTATCGGTCAGCAGGAAGTAGCCGCATCATCCCTTAGCAGTCAGCTTTCCGCTCTAGAAGACCTGGAACGCGAGAGTGCGGTAGCAGACCGATTCGCGGCTCTCAAGGCAAAGAACAACCCCACCGCTACCGCATAAACCACCATGTCGCCTGCTACACCCAACGATGCAATTTATGATTAACAAACCAAGCGCTGTAACCCGTTAATCACAAAAAGCAGGCGGCAAAATACCCCCAAACCTGAAATTAAAAGGTTTGGGGGTATTTTTTATCTATATGAGAGGCGGCGACGGGAATCGCACCCGCGTATCTAGTTTTGCAGACTAGCACCTAAACTGCTCGGTCACACCGCCAGAAACGAACAGTCCCTATCAGCTAAGTTTCTAGGAATAGCTGATAGGGGCTGTCAGTAAAAGTGACAAATGCGTAAGTGTGCTTATGGGAACCACCAGCATGTTTGCCGGTAGCATCCGGGCTCCACAGCAGATGTCTGGTCTACTGCTCTTGCCCTTTGCTTGCATACTTATAAACGTAATCAAGAAACCTTAATTACATGAATAGTCTACCACATGTCTAAAACGTTTTGCAACTCCGGTTTAGAACGCCGTGTAGTAACCATCCACAGCCATCCAGTTCACCGGGTGAATAAGAGTGCCGTTCGTAGGGTTGAGAGCGGAAATCATCTTACCGTCCCCGAGGTAGATACCGACGTGGCTGTACCCGTTCTGGAATACAACATCACCAGGTTTAGGAGTTGAGGTGGGCTTCAGCTCATTCTTCATACTGTAAGTGTACGGAGTGAGCTTAACGCCATGCTGAGCGTAAACCCACGAGACAAATCCGGAGCAGTCCCAGCTCTTAAAGGTCTTGCCACCCCAAATATAGGTGCCACCTAAACCACTCTTTGCACTGTTCACAATATCAGTGCGCTTATCGTGGCTCTGCTGAACAGTTACAGGTTCAGCGGCGAGTGCCGAACGGAAGCTGACGGTGCCGGTAGCTACAGTGGAGATACGACCTGTCTTAGAGAACGTCTGTGTAGTGGCGTTACGGTTGCCTACAACATCGGTTTGAGGGAAACCATGCTTATCCCAGTGCCCCTCCTGAGCCCACTTCTTACCTACAGCGGAGTTGAACTGAATAACGTGCGTGCGGTTAGTGGAAGCGTCCCAACCAATAATGTAGTAGTCGTCACCATTTTTGAAGTCCTGCGCGCGACCACCATTCACGTAGTACTCTTCACTTACGGGGACACCTAGCTTATTCTTACCAATTTCGCCGTAACTCAGCCACTTGCGTGCAATAGCGCTGTTAATATCGATATTGTGCGCACCAGTCTGCTCAGTCCACACTATTTTATTATTCTGACCGTTATTAGTGATAAAGTCCTGAGTGACAACACCATTACCACGGTACATCTCGTTAGTGGCAGGCGCACCATAGAACGCCGGGTTAGCCATCCACTTGCCACCAATAGCGCCACGCATCCAAATCTCATGCGTACCTGTGCGTTCCGTCCACGCTAAACGGTGACCTGACGCGAAATCCTGATAGTAGATACCATCACGGAGCTTCTCTTCATCTGTTGGGTAACGGTATGTACCTGCTGAACCGCCAGACTGAACCCACTTGCCGCCAATTGCGCCGCGAGTCCAGACGCTCTTACCCTGCGCACCATACGAGTAGACTACGCGGTGACCGCTCTTAAAGTCCTGCTCCCACACGCCACGCTGAGCATCAATAGTGCGTTCGTTACCTGCGGCACCACCATAATCGGTACCTATCCTGTTAAGGTACTCGCGGATGCCGTTCTTAATGACGAAACCGTTAGAACTTACCTCATTAGCGTTAGTCACGGTAACAGCGTTAGTGCGGGTATTCCAGCTGATACGGGTAATCTTAGAGCCGTCATTGGTACGGAAGTCCTGATAAATAACGTCACCATTGGTAATCTCATCTGTAATCGGGGTGCCAACAGTGCGAACGTCGCCAATACTAATCCATTTCTGGGTAATAGGCTTGAAATTCGTCATGACGTGAACGCCATTCTTCTCAGACCAGATAAGCTTCTTACCGCTATCGAAGTCCTGCTGAACAGATTCACGGAAGCTGTACTCATCCGTTAGAGGGTAGCCGTACTTGCCGTATTCGTTACCGTTCTTCACCCACAGGTCGCCAATCGCGCCTCGCAGATAAATCGCGCCACCCTTACCATCCTTACGGTGCAAGATACGGTAGCCCTTATCAAAATCCTGAGCCCAACCATTAGGCAAAGCAAGCTCACGACCAATAGGCTTACCAAACATCTCCCGGTTCTTATTCCAATAAGAACCAATACCCGAGTGAATGTTCAGGAAGCCACCATTATCAAAGTGCCTATCCCCATTATCAACAGCAGGAGCAGGCTTCGGAGCGGGAGCGGCAGAACGGTCTGTTACAGGCTCAGGGGACTTCGCGCCGTCACTACCCCACTTCGGGGCATAGTTAGCGTTACGTACAAAGTTGTTCAACTCACCCAGCGTGCCATTAAAAACGTTAGAGTCGCCTGCGAACGGTGCGACGGAGGAGAACTGCCAAATATCGAAGCTCTTACTTCCGCCCGGCATGAACCCAGGGCTAGTTGAATAGTTAGCAATATGGAGCGGCGCTTTATCCTTAAATTCACCAGTACCACCAAGGCAGGTGTTCCACCAGTCTGTAGTGCTGTAAATGGTCGGGTACCTGCCGGTCAGCTCCTTGTAACGGTTCATAAAATCCCATGTCCAGTTCTTCAGCTGACTCTGAGACATACCGAAACATGTGTTACCCAGCGACGGGTACGGGTTGTATTCAAGGTCGAGCATGCCAGGCAGGGTCTTACCGTCCGCTGACCAGCCGCCGCCGTTCTTCACGAAAATCTCTGCCTGGGTACGACCAGAAGACTGGGGCGGGAGAGCGAAGTGGTAGCCGCCGGTCACTAAGCCAGCATTACGGGCGTTAGTGTAGTGGTTAGAGAAAGTCGGGTCGACGTAGGTTGTGCCTTCACTGGTCTTCATCCAAGAGAAACGGGAGCCAGCGGCATACTGAGCGCCCCAGTTGATGTTAGGCTGATGGTTAGAAACATCCTGACCGAGAACACCCCAGCTGGGTTTCCAACCCGATTTAGTAGTTAGCGGGGTTACAGCAAGATTAGGGACACTGTTCGCGACAGAGGCAACGGTAGAATCTTGTGCGCCGGTCAGGTTCTGCTTAACCTCTGCCTGAGCTTTAGCACCCCAGCCGACAGTAGCACCTCCTAGTTTAGCGCCCTCTTCAGGGGTTTGTGCGAGCGCCTGCTTAATAGTGTCTACCTTAACGGCACCCTGTAACACTGGTGCCGCCTCCGTGGTTGCGGTGTCGCCGGTAATGTGTGCTTCAGCATCATTCTTGATAACTTCGTTCTCGGCAACGGTAATAGTGGAACCAGCGGTAATTGTTTTCTTCTTGTCGTCCGTTTCACCTGTTGCCACAGCGGGGGCGACGGTTCCTGCGATGGTTGCCGTGAGGAGAGTCGAGGCTAGTAGAACCTTCTTAGTGTTCGTTTTTGTCTGCTTGCTCAAATGCGTTAATTCCTTACGTTCTCTGACAGGTTCCCAGTAACACCCTTTGTGATGGGGTTTTGGAACCTCGCCTTTTTAGGCATACTCGAGTAACATATCAGAGTAAGTGAAGTGCATAACTATGCATATATTTGCAGTTTTGTGTAATATAGGGCACTGTTTTTAGGTATATTTAAAGGGGCTCACGTATATTCGTTGATTCGTGAGCCCCTTTAAATATGAGTGGGAAACGCACTTTAGATTACCAAGCGCGCCAGCCCTCATACGTAATATCCCCCGCTCCCCCATCAGGGTAAGCCGTGAAACCAGCGGGTGTCTCGCAACGCTCAGCACCCGCCCTATAAAGAGCTAACGCACGGTCAGCATCCACAAGAACCGGCGAATTATCTGATGTGTATTTACTCACGGTCTGGTAGAGCACACCATCCCTAGACGCATCCAGAACAACAGCGTACTCGCTAGAACCATCCCGTGTACGCCTGCGAATAATATCGCCCGCTGATACAGAACGAAGATGCTCCCGCCCACCTAAATTATGGTACGCAGGGTTTTCGTAGTGCGCATAGTCTGTCTCAGCGAACTTACAGCGACGCATCTGCTCTTTTATCGTGCCGTAACTCCTAGCCACAGCGTCATTCCATTTGAGAGCCTTCAAATCTTCCTTTACAGCCGCCTTATCGTGCGGCTTACGGGAAAGAAGCACCTCTGTAGGGGTAAGCTCAGGTGTGCGCGCCTGTGTAGGGGTTACAACCTCCGAGAAATCAATCTCTCCCTTGCCTACATTGGAAAGATAAGGGGTCATAATCAGGTCGTAACCCTCGGGGTCTGATTCATTGGAGCACATGTCGATAAGCTCACGCATCTGCTCTGGGGAGGATGGAACTTTAAGCTCACCAATCTCTAAAGCGTCTTCCGCCTGCTGAGCCCACACAGCATACTGCGGGTGCTCACTAAGCGTGTAAGCGGTAGCGTGATATACGTCTTGCTTCTCCGCGTCAGAAAGGTGGTACTTCTCATAGTCTTCGCCAGTCAGTTCAGACGATGTGACGAGACGCTCCAGAATAAGACCCGTATGCTTCGCTAAAGAGCGGTTACGCGCCACTAAATAATGCTCATAGGCGCACATTGCGTAAGCCGCGTAAGTTTCTTCCCCCATAGAAGCAATACGCTTAATGTAAGCGTCCCTATTTTTACGCAACGTCTCATACGACGGGTGAGCTTCATCGGCGGCAATAACCTCAGCCGCCGTCTGTGCGCCCGCACGGTACGAACGGTTAGCCTTCATTAACTCTAACGCCTTCGCCTTATTTGCGGGGCTTACAGAGCCATATGCGGGCTTGCTAACTTTTGCAATGTTGGTGAAAGACGCATCAACAGAACGCCACTCGGAAATAGGTACGACAGGTTCCTCAGCTTGGATATTGAAAGCCGCCCTAATCTCTGGCGTAAAAAGGGAACCCGCGTATTCCCCGGTCACTGCGGCGGCTTCCGTCCGGTTCTTAAAATCAGCAATATACAGCGCCTTATCACGCACCGGAATAAGGGAAGCCTGCTCCTGGGTAACCTCGGCACGCGCGGGGATGCCTTCATCAACAAGGCGCTTCACCGCTGTATCCCTCTCACTATCAAGCAACGCTTCAGCCAAACTATCATAATGCTTCAGCTTAATACCTTGCTTACGGTAGGCGCACCTATCCTCACCTTTACACTTACCAGGTTTCCCGTTAGGGGAGATATGCCAACACTTCATTTTTAAACGTAATTTCCTTGAACTTCAAAAGCTTTAAATAAACATATAATATTCGCAGGATGCCTCCCACCACCCGGCTATCCACCAGGTACTAGGAGGCATCCTATATCAGAGGGTTTCAGCCCACAAAACAAACATACAAATTCTTCAACTAGAACCCATATATCACACGAAGCGACTACTTCTTCTTGGTAGTAGCTGAAACCGAAGGCGTAGGCTTAGGGGTTACGAGAGGAACATTTTCGCCATCCGTGGTGTAGTTAGAGCAACGCGGTGTAATCTTAACCTTAACCTCTACATTATCAATATGCAGACCTTCAGGGCGCTGTTCCTCAGTGAAAATAAGAGCACATTCACGGTAAACCTGCTTAGACGGGTTACTGAAATCCTTAAACACAGGAACACCAGAGCTTGACATATGCGAATAAACATACGGCATGCCTGCATCATCGCCACGCCACTGACGAAGCTGTTCCTCATCTACAGTGAGGCGGCTAAGAGTGTAATCAGCGACGGTTACCTTACGCTCCTCATGGTCTTTCCACCCAATATAGGCGGCGGCAGAGCAAATAACTACAGCGAGCACACCAAAGACAGCAAGGGACTTCTGCTGGGTACGGAGAACCGAGTAGAAAATACGCATGCTCTTACGAACAGAGAACTCAGATTTATCCACCTTAGTGAAAGTGATGAGGAAAATGTCCCCAATAATAAAGATGAGAGGGAAAACAGCTAGGACAACAAGGGCAATAATCCAAAGGATAGGTTTAGTTGATTCGTATGCAGTAATGAACATGGGCTAAAAATAATAATCGATAGTTAAACGTGAATAATATTAAGGGAGGAGAGGGTAACTAGAGCACCAGCGCCCCAGAATAGGGCGCAAGCAGGCGCGGCAATCAGGAAGCCACGCGTAAAGTCACGCCCGTAAGACTTCTCAGGATTGACGATAGGTTCGGAAGTGGAAATATGGTTAGCGGTCATTGTAATTCTCCCAAGGGTAGTTATCGGTGTGATTGTTAGCGCGGACATAAACAGGCTTAGGAGCATTGAGCTTACCTGCATTACGTGCAAGAGCGCGAGTGACGTTAGGGTAGCCGTCTGCGGAAGTGTTCGGGTAATAATCAGATGTAGTAGCCGGACGCATAGCGAAAGCACGCGACCAAGCACTCTTTACTGCGTTAAGAAAATTCAAGAGAGTAACCTTTCAACAAAAACAATAATAGGTGTACTTTAGCACATGTTTCTAACATATAGCAAATTGCATCACATAGCGAGCCGTATCCTGAATGAAAGATGCGGTGCTATACCGAATTATAGAGGGTAACCAGCCCTCCCCTTCAATCGACAGTAAGGCTAAAACCTATGGCTATTAAGTTCAACACTCTCCACTACGCAGGCACCTCCGGCAACCCCGCCGACAAAGCAGGCGTAAACGGAAACATCATCTGGGTTCTAGACGTAGCAACACCCCTCTGGGAATCAGCATTTACCGATAATGATGCAACGTTCGCAATTGAAAAGCTACACGAAGCCCTCTCAAATGTTGCTGTGACCTCCAACACCTCACTCCGCGACTTCTTGACTACCGGCATCCGCGCGGCACGTGAAGAGATTGAGCGCCAGTACCCTGACTTCTTCCGTGTAAGCCCGCAGTATCGAGTCACTTTCTCTGTTGCTGTAGCGCGCGTAAACGAAACGGAAGTTGAATACCTCCTGCTAGGTGATAACATCCTCGAGTACGAGCTGGAAATCGGTGAGCATGTAGCACGCTCCTTTATTAAAGACCACCGTATCGACCCGTTTAAGGCGGCAAACAAGGCGCTTATTGCCAACGTTGCAAAGGATGGCAAGCGTGAGGAAGCATACGATGAGGAAGTATTAGAGATTTACCGCGAGGCACGCCTTATGGCTAACACGCCCGGCGGCTACCCCATCGCAAGCTTCGAGGTTTCCGACCTTGACGAAGCTCTAGAGGGCGTTTTCTTCACCACCTCGCAGGATATTCCGTTCACTCTTGCAGTGTACACAAACGGTTTCGAGCGTCGTCTACCCGGAGGCTACCCCGCACGTGATTACAGCGCTTTCATTGAAGCTATCAAGTATGACGAAGCGAAGCATGAAGGAGCTGTAGCTTTCGCATCCCGTGACTAAAAAAAATAATTATATAAAGAAATAAGGTAGCGCCCCTCAGATTATTTTCTCTGAGGGGCGCTACCTTATTTGTGCATAAAGTTAAATTCTACGCAGAGCCTCTAACGGTCATCACGTGAGAAACGGCGACGAACACCCATAAAGAGCGCGGCAACAAAAGCGCCGAAACCCAACCCAACAATCTGAGCCTGAGAACTTGAGCCAACAGCGTGCCCCGTCTTAGCCTCTATCGGCGCATCAGGCTTACCAGATTCATCAGATACAGGCTGTTCAGGCTTAGGAGAAACCGTAGCTGTATCAGAGGTAACATTCTTACTAGAGTCCTCGTTAGCGGGTTTCTCGGCGGCAGGCGCGACAGCTTCACTCTTCGGGTCAGCCGTAGCTGGCTCACCATTAGCGCCACCCTTATACTCAGGGTCATTCTCACGGACAGCAGGCTCAGTACCATTTACGCCGCCGGTAAAGTCGCCCTTCGTATTAGAATCAGCCTCTACAGCGTTAGCGCCGCCCGTGTACTCGGGTACGTCATTCACGGCAGGCTCAACACCATTCACACCGCCGGTAAACTCAGGATTCTCGGCAACAACCTCGGGCTCGCCCTTCTCAGTGACAACCTGGTCGGGGTTTTCAGGTTGTACAGCAGGTTCGCCCTTCTCGCTAGAAGTATTCGCTAGAGCCATTGCCTTGCCGGTGGTGGAGCCAATCAGCAGGGTCACGGCACCCTTAGACGAGACGGTGCCGTCCGAGCGCACAGCCGAATAGTCTACGGTCGGAGCGAAACCTTCCTTGTTCTTGGTGGTAATTTCGATACCCTTGCGGTTCTTTCCAGGTACGTCCACGACACGGTAGGTAGCCATACCATCATCGTACTGGCTGACTTCCTCACCGGCGGCATTATACAGCTTAACACCCGTGAGCGTCATACCGTTATTATTACCGAAATTCGTAGAATCATTAGCGAGCACATCTACAATCTGAGTGGTGCCGGTCTTGAGGCGCGGATAGTCAGAAGCCGCGAGAGGGTTAGCATCCTGAACGCCGCCCACAGTGTAAGAGATAGCCCTAGACTTGTAGTTGGGGTCGTTCGCGTATGCCTGGAAATGCCACTTTTTAGTCTTCGCGTTAAGCACGGGCACGTCTTCCTGCCCAGCCTGACGAATAACAGACTTAGTGTGGTCAAGCTCAGGTACCGCTACACCAGTCCACTGAGACTTATCCTCCAACTTTTCGTATGCCAGGTAATCCTTAGATTTACGCAGATTCTCAGTCACCAGGTGTACAGGAGTGGACACGCCTTCACGGGTTGGGGTGATAGTCAAGCCAAGCTCTTCTGCCTGTACAGTACCATTATCCGTCGGGGTGGTTCCTGTGAAACCAGGGGTTTCCTCAAAGTCATACGAGAGGTTCATCGTCCAGAACGGGTCAGTTACCGAATAGGTTTGTGAGGTGCGACCAGTGTGGGTAGTGTG